GGGCGGGGGGTCGGGAGGACCGCTCAGGGCAATGGGAACGGCGCCGCGGGCAGGGGGGCGGGGGGCGGCGGGGCCATGTCGTCCGGCACCGCCTACACGGGTGGAGTCGGGAGCGCCGGCTGCATCATCGTGTCGGAGTACTCATGATGTCCGCCGCGGCGCCCACCCTCGGAGCGACCCTCCCCGCGCCGACAAGTCCCGTGGAGGCGGCGGTGGAGGATTTCCTCGATGAGGTTCGCAGGCTGCGTGCTGAGAGGGCGTGGGCGTGGTTCGCCGTCTACAATCCGCTGAACATGTTTGTGACGGTCCCGCCCGAGTGGGAAGAGGAGTGCTCGCAGGAGACTATAGAGGCGGCGAGTCGGCAGGAGGTCCAGTGGATGTTCCTCTGGAGCCTCGGGCTCGCCGGGAGGGCGGAGGCCCTACCCCTCTGCGAGGTGAGTACTTGCCGAATGTAGGAGAGGGAGCCCCAGCCGAGATGAGGGCAGACTCGGAGCGGATATACGCCGGCCTGATCGACTCGGGGGAGAAGCCCGAGAGGGCTTCGAGGATCACTTGGTCCCAGCTCAAGGAGAAGTGGAAGAAGGGCAAGGACGGCAAGTGGGTCAAGAAGAGCACGAAGACGAATGCGCGGTTCTCTCCGATGATGCAGATCCCGAGCGGAGGAGTAGGGGCCACCACAAACGTCGGGCCGAGGTGCACGAGGTTCAAGAACACCGTGCTACAGGGGCTCGACCAGTGGCTGCCCGACGACGAGGGGCGCGTCCAAGGGACCTTCTACCCCAAGTCGGCGTTCGAGCCGACGCATCAGGAGTGGGGGCAGGGCGTGCCGATCGTGTTCGCGGGCCAGCACCCGGCCATCGGGGGGCTGGCGACGAACGCGGCGGAGACCCTGAAGAAGATCAGCACCGACGACCTCATGGCGAGGATCGTCGGATACTCGGTCGGGGTGGCGCTGCTGGACAAGAATATCGGCAGGCCCCTGCTGAGAGTGGACCTCGGGGACATATGCGACGCCGAGGTCCAGAACCTCTACGACGACGCGCGCCTCGGGATCAGCAGCGCATTCACCGATCGCGAGACGGAGGACGGGAGGCGACTGGTCGGGGACGTCCACCCGGACCACATCCTCCTGTTCCCCCGCAACGCCGACGGCGGAACGGAGCAGAGAGATCTGTCCGCGGTCGTGCTGAACACCCTGAATCAGATGGGAGGACGAGAAGATGTGACGGAAGAGCAGAAGAAACCAGTGGGCAGGATGAGCGCCTTTGTCGCGGCCCTCAGCAACCTCGTCATGACGGTCGAGGGCGGCTCGAGGGAGAACTTCAATCCCAACCACGACGAGAGTGGCAGATTCACCTCGGGAGGGGGCGGAGGCGCCGCCTCGAAGGGAGGAGGTAGAGCGAGGGGCGGACCCAAGGGCGAGTCGTGGAAGGCGGGGGAGAACCGCAAGACTCTCGGCGAGATCGCGAAGAAGAGCAAGGGGCTCATCAGCGTCGACGACGCCCTCAGCGAGAAGGGCTCGGCGGTGATGCGGCTAAACCTCGACAAGGACAGCTTCATCGACGTCCCGGTCGACCTTAACGAGATGGGCATCAACCAGTACGACGAGCCCGGCCCTGACGTCGGCCCCCCGACGACAAAGGACGACTCCGAGCTGCCGAAGGGGAGCTGGAAGGCCGAGGCGATGAGAGAGTCCGTCAAGGAGGTCGTCGCCAAGAGCAAGGGGAAGATCGGGCTCCTCCACGGCGAGGAGCTGGGGCTCACTTCGGATGAGGCCGTGCTCACCGTGGCCCTCGACAAGGACAACTTCGTTGAGTTCCCGGTCAACCTCGCTGAGCTCGACGTCAACCAATGGGAGGAGAACACTTTGTCGCGGCGGGAGAACTTCAACCCGAATCACGACGAGAGCGGTCGATTCACCTCTGGTGGAGGCGGGTCCGACGCGGGGTTCGAGGCCCGTCAGGCGGATTCGGACGCGAAGGCGAGAGCGGCCTACACGGAGTCCGAGGAGGCCTACAAGAGGGGCGACAAGGAGACCTACGAGGCCAAGCGGAAGGAGATGGAGGGGCATGTGTTCCGAGGCGTGGAGGACCGCGCCACTCGCGCATACACGAAGCAGCTCGCCGACCCGAAGATGCAGGGCGACATAGCCAAATTCGCCGATGAGACCCCCCACATCGCCTCTGAGGCCCACGCGGAGGAGGTCCTCCAGCAGGACCACGACGCCGCGGTCACGCAGATGCTGGGCAGGAGTCAGAGTGATATCTACGCCATGCAGGAGGTGGGCCGCCTCGGAGTAGACAAGGCCCTGCGCGAGCACGGCGAGGGCAAGATCGCCGCCGCGGCCAGAGTGGTTCTCTCGAGACCGCTCGCCGCCTCGTGGATCAAGGAATACGCCTCTGGCAAGAGCCCCGAGGAAGGCCTGCGCGCGTGGCACAAGGAGATGGGCCACTGGCGAGTCAGCACGACCGCCGAGAACAGTCAGACGAACACAGTACCCAAGGAGGAATCACCCATGGGCGAGACAGAGAAGAAGGCGGCAGGCGCCGCACTCCAGACTCCTCCGCCCGCGGCCCCCGGAGCACAGACGAACAAGTGCTCCGAGGCGGAGATAGCCGCGGCCAAGGCGCAGGACGAGGAGGACCAGAAGAAGGGCGATGAGACAAACACTCTCGTGAAGGCCCTTCAGGAGAAGCTCGCCTCGCAGGAGGCGCAGCTCGCGGACATCAAGAAGCGTATGTCCGAGGACGCCGTGATCAAGGAGGCGGCGACGAAGAGAGACTTCATGAACCTCCTGAAGCCGGGGGTCCTAAAGGCCGGAGACCAGCTCTACGCTGAGTTCAAGGCCGACCCCGTCGGCTACATGAAGTCGAGAGCGAACACCCTCGCCGGCAGCGGCGGGGAGACGGACCTCACCGGTCTGGAGCACGTCCCCGGCGGCTCGGCCGTCGGAGAGGGTCCACTCACGGAGAAGTCCATCAAGGCGAGAGCGGCCCAGCTCGGCGCTCGCCTCTCCGACGAGCCCGCGAGGGCCGGAGAGAGCACGGTCGGACGCGCCGTCTTCAACACGGCGACCGGCAAGCGCGACTGGGTGCCGTTCGAGCCCTACCGCAAGGAGGCCTAAGCATGGCAGGATCAAGATTCCCCGACCCGCTGATTAACAAGATCCTCTGGTACGGGAACCCACCTCTGGCGTTTCCGAGGAACGTCGCCGAGGTCACGAACATCGCGGAGTTCCTCCCCGGCCGGCTCGCGGCCTCTGGCTCACGCCTCGGCAGCGGCACCGGCTACAGCGACAACGACGTATACGTGGCGCACCTCCCGACGCAGATGCCTCTCGGGTGGATCGGCTACGACGACGTCGACACCAACTTCCGCCCCGCCACAGTGGCGACGGCATACGCCAGCACCGCGGAGACGAGGATCTACGCGGGCGGTGGGTTCGGTGTCTACGCCAGCCTCGCCACCTACCGGACGGTCAAGGAGGGCGACCTCCTCGCGAACTGGTTCTACGGGCAGGTCATCGGCCCGGTCCAGCCGGCACCGGGTGGAATCTTCCTCTCGATCCCCTACGCCACGGCGTCGGCGATCGTCAAGACACCCACTATCGTGCCGGTCGACTGCATGGTCGGGCACCACTCATACATCGAGGGCACGACCGCGCTCGCGACGACCATCGACGTGGGGTTCGACAACACCACTGAGGGAGGCGACGTCGACGGAATCCTCGACGGGATCTCCATCAACGCCACCACCCCGGTCGCGGCGAACCAGTTCGGCACGACCTCGGGGGCCGAGACCATCGGCGACCTCCTGATGGGGGGCGAGGATAATGGCGGCTCGTCCAAGTATGGGAAGTTCCTCCTCTATCCCGGCTACGTGGTCGGGGCGGGGACGACGAACGCCCTCGGGCGCACCATCGTCTACACGCCGGGTAGCTCCTCGGCGTGCGGCGGCCGCATCTGGCTGCACCTCATTCACCCGCACCTCCGCATCGTCGGGCGGGCCATGGAGAGCGTCACGACCACCAGCTCCGCCGCGAACATCCGCGCGCTGAGCGCACTCTAGGAGGGGATGAGACATGCCTACCGTTACTCTCGAGCCTCTCCTGTTCCGCGCTGGTCAGGCGATCGACCTCGAGATCATCCAGCCCCTTCGGGCGTGGACGATCGCGAGACAGGCGATCACCGCCAACCCGAATATCAAGGGAGAGGGCATCTACTCGGTCGACGCGGTGCGTCTGGCCGACGCTGGCCCGGCGACCATCGCCTACCAGCTCCCGAGGCCCAACGACATCAAGGACGCCCCGCGGCTCAGCCGTGAGAACGTCCAGCTGCCCATCCTGCGGCACCAGATCGAGATCGACCGCAAGGAGTTCAACGCCCTCCAGAACTACGCCGGGGGGGCCATCGACATCACCCGTATCGGGGCGGCGTCGCAGGCCTACCAGATGGCGGTTCTCGAGGACGCCCTGATCTTTCAGGGGTGGGCGCCCGACGGCACCAACTACGCCATCGAGGGGTTCTATCAGGGTGCGGACACCCAGTACACCACCTCGACGACCTTCGGGAACGGGAACTACTACGGGAACTTCAACAAGATGATCGGCGCGTCCATCGGAGCCCTCAAGGCGCGGGGCGTCAAGCCCCCGAACGGGAACTACCACCTGTTCATGAACGCCGTGGACTACTCGTGGCTCGACGGGATCATCAGCACCCTCGGGGTGAAGGAGATGGACGCGGTCCTCAAGACCCTCCGTCACGGAGAAGTCTCCGGCCCCGGCGGCATCTGGGAGCTCCCGGCCGTGACCATCACGGACCCGCTCACCAGCAAGACCCAGACGATCACGGCGATGGCGCAGGGCACGGCCCTCCTCCTGCCGGACGACCCGTCGAGGACATGGTATGAGGAATACGTCATCCAGGACGTCAAGACGAGCCTCGGCTACGACAGCCGCGACCCGAACAACTCCCCCATCTACTCGACGATGACGTCGATCGTCTACCCGCACCTGAAGCAGACATACGCAGCCTGCCAGATCACCACACTGGTGCAGGGCTGAGGTGGACTTTAGTCCACCTCACTCTCCCCACTCTGAGGCGCGGAAATGAACGAATTCCCAATGACGCGGGTGCGAGCCCGCAAATTCTTCGTGGTCGACGGGTACCCACCCACCGAGACGTCGGTCCACGGCAATCGTGCCAACGAGAAGGGCATGATCGTCGAGGTCCCGACGAGCAGGGTGGAGTATCTGCTCGGCCTGAGGAGCATCGAGCTGCTCCCCGAGGAGCCTAAGCCGACGCCCCCGCCTGAGCGGGTGGCGGCGAAGGTGACGAAGGAGCCCCCCGCGGAGGAGCCGGCGGCGGAGCCGCCCGAGGAGAGACCCAAGGCCAAGCCGAGGGGCTCGGGCGGTCAGTTCGTCTCCAAGAAGCCAAAGAGGTGAGGCGCTTGACGGTCACGACCGATATGATCGACGGGGACAGCCCGTTCAGTCTCGGCACCACGAAGGACGCCACGTCTATGACGTACACGCAGTCGATGTTTGATCGCGCCCTCGCGAGGGCCGAGGAGAGGTTCGCGAGAGAGAACCCCGGCCTCGGCGGGGGAGAGAGCGATCAGGCGACAGAGTTTCTCGTCTGCCACTTCCTCTACATGGCGTTCGAGGGGGCCAACGATCTCGTCTCGGGTCGCATCGGCGACCTGTCCTACCAGAAGAAGGTGGACGACGAGACGGGCGAGGTCATGACCAACTTCTTGTCGCAGTACAAGGCGCTGATCACCCTCAAGGGAAGTCGCGCAGTCGTGGCGTCCTCGGGCGTCGTGGCGGCGGACTCGCAGACGGCGAGGGCGCTTCACCCGAGCAACCAGAGGCTGCCCCTCATGGACTTCGACGACAACAACATGAAGATGCCGGACCCCAGCAACAAGAGGCCGGCCGGGCAGGGGCCGAATCCCCTGTACCCCTAGTGGGAGGTTAAGGAGAGATGATCACAATCAGCAAGAAGAGCGTGGTCGCCGGGGTGGCGGGCACGGCGTCCGTGATCGACTACTCGATCATGGGCTCCGAGAAGTCCCCCTTCGACCAGCGCGACGTCAAGACCCTCGCGCAGGGTCAGCTCGCCGGCACGGCGGCCGCCCTCTACACGGCGCCCACGGTGGCGCCCGGGAGGGTGGAGGCGGTGTTTCTCGCGAACACGTCTGGCACCGCCGTCACGGGGGTCTACCTGACGGTGGACGGCTATCGCATCACCCCGTCGTTCACGATCCCCGCCTACGGAGCCGCAGTCTACGGCCCCGACGGGTGGAAGGTCTACACGACGGTCGGGGAGCTGTCGGTCGGGTCGGGCAGTGGCTCGGCGGCCATCCCCCGATACGGGGCGACGGCGTCCAGAACGGATGGAAGCACGATCACCCACGGATTCTCGGCGGCCCCCACCGCCGTGGTCGTCAGCGGCACAGTGGCCGGCGAGATCGTCACGGTCTCGTCGATCGCGTCCACGACGTTCACCGTGGCGATCAAGACCAACCTCGGTGAGGCGGGGACCTCGCAGACTATCTACTGGGTGGCGATCCCATGACCCCATTCATGCAGAAGATGATGGCGGTCGTCGCCGTCGTGGCGCTGGTCGTGTCCCTCGCGGGACTTGTCCTGCCGTCGCAGCCGACGGCCCAGCCGGCGCCCTATGGCTCGGCGTGGAACGACCCCGCGATCACGAAGATCACGGCCCTCAACTGGGTCGACATGGCGAACAACGTCACCCGCAGGGCGTTCCTCGTGGAGGACCTCATCGCCAACCTGACGAAGAGCACCGACGCTAATAGCGTCAACATCTCGAAGGCGCTCGACGCCGCGGACAAGAACGCTAGTCTGGCGATCGACGCGGGGGCGCTCAACGTCACGGCCCTCTCGGGGAACGGGACGGCAGTCTACACGAACAGCACCGCCTACCGGGATGCATACTACAACCTGACGGCGGCGTTCTCGGAGATCGCGGCGGTCGGCACCACGCAGGCGCTCAACGTCACGGTCCCGAGCGCGGGCTACTACCTGATCAGCGCCGACATCCGTGAGATCATCACCGTCACGTCCACCGCGACGCAGTCGTCCTACATTCTGTGCACGGGCTCGGGCACCTCGGCCGTGACGAACTCGGAGAGAGCCGGCACGACGTTCCACGCGGCGGGCAACCGGACGCTGCACTTCGACTGGATCTACGCGGCCACAGGGTCGACGAAGGTCAAGGTGTGCGGCAAGGTCGACGCCCTCGGCGACGGCATATGGGCGGTCGTGTCCGATCCAGACGGGCGGTCGGTCATGAGCTGGGTGAGACTGCCATGAGGGCGATCACCCTCTCCCTCCTCGCCGTGGCCGTCGCGGCGATGCTGCTGGCGGCGGGGTGCACCGCGCCGACCAAGCCGATACTCGGCGTCGGCGGGGTCTCCCCGTCCCAGCTCAACGGGAGACTAGTCCAGAACCTCACCGTGAACACGACGGCGGCTCCGAACGCGCTCATTCTGAGCTCCAATCTGAGTCTGCCGTCCGGGGTCGGTCAGCCGTTCATGTATCTCGGGGTGCTCTGGTCGGCCAACAGGAGTGTCGTGCTCTCTGTGACGAGATACGGCGGAGGGAATAACGACTCCGTGGAGCAGCTAAACGCGGGCGTCGCGCTCGTCGCGGGGGGGACGTATACATTCGTCGTCCCGATCGCCTACGGGGAGGAGCTGAACTTCGTCTCCTCTGCATACGTGCACATCGACAAGCTCGCGGTCGAGGACCTCTACGAGGGTGACTACTCGGCGATCAAGATCGTGAACGGGACGTGAGACCGTGCTCTTCGCCCTCACCCACAGGTGCACCATACAAGCCAGAGTCCGGAAGGTCCGCATCGACTACTCCGGTCTGACGGGCGGGGTGTTCGCGATAGACGACGCCATCGAGGGCGGCACCTCCGAGGCCGTGGGTATAGTCGACAGGCTGCTGACGGGCGGACTAGTCCTGCGCGACGTGGAGGGTATCTTTATGGAGTCCGAGACGATCACGAATGAGACCGCCTCGGCCATCTCCGACACCGTCTCGGCCTTCGAGACGCAGGGAGGCACGCCCGACTACTACTGGGGGGACGACCAGATCGACGTCCCGTGCCGGTTCTACACGACTCGGAAGCCGATCGCGCTGATCGGCCCCGGGCAGTTTCAGGACCTCGACACTAAGGTTATTGTGCCGCCGACGGTGACGATCACCCCGACGGAGCACAGGATAACGTCGGCGACCATCGGGTTCGCCAAGACGTTCCGCATCACGGGCCTCTACGCCGCGCACTTTCTGCACGGCATTAACCACTACGAGGCCACCCTTGAGGAGGTCCCGATGTTATGAACGGAGACGCAGCAGTATCGTCAGATCAATGCGATCACAGGATGGAGGTAGTGAGGGGAGAGATTCAGACGTTCTGCGCGAGTGTGCAGACCTCTATCGATGGGCTGAAGGATGAGCTACACAAGAAGGAGCTCTCAGACGTGGCGGCCCACGCCGCGGTCGAGGCCGAGATCGAGAAGGAGAAGACCAACAGGACTCTGAAAGACTGGGTATTCACCCACTATCAGGATCTCCTGCTCTTCCTCATAGTCTTCCTTGTCGCGGGCGGGCGCGCCTACGACATCGTCGAGGCGCTCAGGCAGGGGCTGATCTGAGATGGCGAGGGCGCCGCGCGGCAGTCTGATGACTCCGGGGGAGCTCGTGGCGAAGTTCGGCGTGCTCAAGCAGGGCAGCAAAAACGCCATCAAGAGGGGCGTCACGGACGCCACCCACTACGTCGAGGGCGTCGCGAAGGACTACTGCACCCCCGGCAGGTCCCCCTACGACTGGATGGTCTTTCCGACGAAGGTCGACCGTCAGGGCAACCTGAGGAGCGGGGCGCCCTTCGACATCGGCGACCTCAGGAGCAGTGTTACGAGCAGGGTGAGCGTCGGCTCGCGGTGGGTCGAGGGCGTGATCGGGTCTGATCTCGACTACGCCCGCCCGGTCCACGAGGGCCACACGGTCGCCTACACATCGTCGACGGAGTCGGCGATCGCGAAATACGGGGGTGGCACCGTCAGGGTCGTGCCCGCCCGCCCGTTCGTCCTCGACGCGATCCTCGACTCGCACGACGAGATAGTGGACCTCATCGAGATGCCCCTCAGAGAGGCGATCGGCGAGGTCATTACGAGGTCAGGGTAGGATGAAGCCGAGCATATACGACGGCATCATAGCCAAGCTGAGGGCCAGCGACGCCCTCGTGGCCATGCTGAGAGGAGACGAGTCGCGCATATTCAGGTTCAGTCGAATCGCCCCGATAAAGGTCCCGTCGGTGACGGTGAAGGAGTCAGGGGAGAGGGACGATCCGTTCCCCGGCGGGGTCGCTTCGTGGTCTGTCCCCCACGCGATAGTCTGGGAGAGTATGCCGTCGGTGCAGATCGACGTGTGGGTGTCGTGGGGCGACTCCGCACCGCCGAACCTACCAGAGGACGCCGACGCGATCGCGCAGAAGATCAAGGAGATCCTGCTCAACCCGACGGACTACGTCGCCGAGACGCACGGGTGGGAGAGAGTCGGGGGCGGACTAGTCCCCGAGGAGGCCACGCAGATATGGCACTACTCCCTCCACTTCGTCTTCCGCTACCACAGGGAGGGCGGCCCGCAGGTCGAGATCGAGGCCGAGGCCCTCGTGGGAGAGGTCTACGACGGAGGGAGTCCATGACGGAAGAGATAATCATAGCCAAGATGCTTCAGAGGCGGGGGAGCGCGGCGGCGTGGGCCGCGGCGAACCCCGTCCTCAAGGAGGGCGAGATCGGCTACGAGACCGACACGAAGAAGTTTAAGTTCGGGGACGGGGCGAGCGTCTGGTCGAGGCTGTCCTACGCCGGCCCCGGGGTCCAGTCGAGGTCCAAGACCGTCACCCACGAGGACTTGTCCCTCCAGACGGCGTTCCCCCTGTTTACCCTGCCGGGCGGGTCCACTCTGGTCGCGCTCGCGTCGAGGATCTCCGAGAGGTTCATGCCGTCGGCTGAGTATTTATACCCGATCGACGGGGAGGAGAAGACCGCGTTCCCCCTCGGCAAGGTCTACTCGATAGTGGGGGAGACGGTTGGCTCGGCCACCGACGTCACCTTCGTGCGTGCCTCCTTCTTCCTTCGCAAGCACGGGAGTCCCACTCAGACGATATCCGTGGGGATATACAACGGCGCTACGGGGGAGCTCCTCCACACCTTCGGCACGCTGGCCGCCTCGGCCCTAACGGAGAGCTTCGTCGAGCATGTGTTCGAGGCCTCGCCCCCATACCACTACTTCAGCCTCGACACCATCATGGCCTACGCCCTGAGCGTGGACTCGATCGACGCGGACAACTACGTGGAGGTCGAGGCGTGCTTCGGGCCGTCTCAGTCCGGTTACTACTGGGACGGCGCCCAGTGGGTGCAATACATAGACGGAATAGGGGCAGTGGACATCAAGGGGGCGTGGGCGATCCTTCAGTGGAGTGGCGCCTACACGATCGACTACCCGGCCGACCCGGCGCCAGTCGACCCCTTTACCTTCTCCGACCCTCCCCTGAGCATGGGCGCGCCGTCGACTCGGCACCTCCTTAACTCTCCGTTCGTGGCGGACGGCGTGGACCGCGTGGTGTCCCTCGTTATCAGCGACCCCGGTGTCTACACCGCCGGGGAGATGGTCTTCGATTATGCCTATCTCTGGGGTGGATTATGACCCCGCCGTCGATGATCGGGGGGCACCCCGTGAGCCGGCCGGCACAGGATGTCGAGCACACAGACGGCGCTCGCTGGAGCGCCAAGGAGGAATTATTATGGTAGTCTCACACTACACCGGGCAACAGGGGAGAATCCTCGTCGACGACACGCTCCTCGCGAGCGCGATCTTCGAGATCCCCGTCAGCAGGGGTGCGGCCTCCCATGCCAGAGGTGGCGCGTGGAGCGATCTGTCCGCACCGGGCAAGATAGGACCCATGGTCGTCACGGCCAAGGGCATATTGAGAAACGCGAACCTCATCGGCGGGATGCTAAACAACACGCCGACCGGGGGCGCTAACCTCGAGCTCGTCGCCGCGGGGGCGGTCACGGCGGGGACGGTTATCGACAACTCAGAACCCATCGTCGTCCCGTCCCGCCTCCGCGTCGAGTTCGCGAAGGGCACGGGCGACGGCGTCACGACCCCCGGGCAGATCCTCGCCTTCGGGACGGACGTGAACGACGCGGAGCTGACGGAGGTCATCGACGTCCCGATCATCACCGACGCCACGAAGAACCTCGACGGGAAGAGGACCTTTAAGTCGGTGAGTAGCTTCACCCCGCTCGGCCTCGTCATCGACGGCGATGGGACGATGTCCTTCAACACAATCGTCGGGGGCACGTCGTACACCGTCGGGATGCCGAAGTACTACGACCTCGAGTGCGTCGTGGAGGACTCCGTGACGGGCGACTTCATCATGGCCCTCTTCCACCACGCGTGGATCTCGAAGGGGCTGTTCGCGTCCGGGGACGCCAACAAGCTCCTCGACGAGGACATCGCCTTCACCATCCTCGACCCCGACGCCGACATGGCGGTCTCGGACACGACGGATCTCTCCCCGTGAGGTGACGAGCGATGGCCGGAGGAGGGACAGCTCGGGCGCTCGGGCGGGTGATGACGCCGAGCGAGAAGGCGGCGTTCATCCGTCACGCGGACGAGTCATCGACTGAGTGGCGCAGGCGAGACGCGGTCATACGGAGACAGGCGATAGAGGCGGTCAGCGCCATCGCCCTCCTCGAGAGACGTGTCCGCGAGGAGCCAGCCCCCGACTACATCACCCTTCGGGGTGGCGACAGAATAGCCGTTCGCTCCTGCATGAGCGAGACGGAGGAGAGACTGGCGGGGCAGCTGCTCCTCGAGTGGGTCTCGAGGAGGCGCCCCGAGGCGGCGTTCGAGCTCGTCGAGCTCATCACCGTCGACGAGGAACTGAACAAGGAGTGGATGCTCGCGAACCCCGACAAGTTCGCGGCCAATGACTTCCTCGAGGTCCTGCTGCAATACTTCGAGTCGCAGGAGGGCTCCGTCCGCCAGCGAGCGGAGAGGGTGATCAGGGCTATCTCCTTTCGGCTCGACCCGAGAGGGGAGGGAATACGGCCTGATGCTCAGGGACCTCGGGGTGCTGGACCCGCGAACATGGGCGGGCCTCCCTGAGGACATCCGTGCCTACTGGGAGTCGTGGTGGAGGACGGGCGGGGCGGTGCTCGTAAGGAGGATAACGTAGATGCTCGGAGGAATTTTCGGGTCGATGGGCGGCGTCGCATACAGTATCTTCGCTCAGGACGAGACGGGCGAGGGGCTCGACGCCGCGCAGCAGGGCTTTATTATCACGTCTGACACGATCATCGCACAGATCGACAGGGTGAACGACAGGATACAGGAGTTCGCGAAGGAGCACGCCGTCGTGACGGGCACCGCCGAGAGGGCCGCGCTCATCACGGGCATTCAGAGGGACACTCTGGAGGGGCTCGCGCAGAAGTATCAGGACGTCCACAACTCGATGGCCGACATCACGGCCCTCGAGGTGCAGCTCGGTAAGGAGCACGTCACCAACGCCGACGACATGGAGACGCTCATCCAGAAGTACAAGGCGTTCGGGGACGCGAACGAGACGAACGCGGCGACCCTCCTCTACCAGATGGCCCCGGCGTTCAAGCAGTTCGGCGTCGACGTCAGGGACTCGCCCCAGTACATGGATCGACTGACGACCATGTTCCAGACGACGGACTTGTCGGCCTCGATGTTCTCCAGCCAGATGGCTCGGATGGGGCCGCAGCTCGCGGCGACGGGTATCTCCCTAAACGACACTATCACCATCCTGATGGCCCTCAATGAGAGGGGGGTTTCGGGCAAGAGGGCCATGTCGCTGATGACCTCCGCCCTCAAGGAGGTCGCCGACGCGGGCGGAGAGTCCGGCAAGGAGATGAAGGGGCTCACCGACGAGCACGACGCCCTTCAGGAGAAGATCGACGGCGTCAAGCAGAGGTGGGGCGATCTGAACGAGAGGGTCGACGCCGGCCTCGTCTCGAGCAAGGCCTACAAGAACGAGATCTTCGGCCTGAAGCAGGAGCTCGGACACTACACGACACAGCAGGCCGTGGTCGATCAGAAGATGAAGGACCTCAAGCCGTCGACGCTGGGCGCCGCCGACGCGCACTCCGTCCTGATGAAGTCCCTCGGACTCACCGGCGAGGAGCTCTCGACGGCGGGCGCCAAGCTGGAGGCGTCGGCGGGCGCGACCGAGAGGTTCGCCAACGCCGAGGACATGACGGCGACGGGTGCGGAGAGGACGAACGCCGCTATTCACCAGCAGCTCACTGTCCTCGGCCCCCTCGCCGACTCCGCGTCGGCCGCGTCCGACGGGGTGACCAAGCTCGCCTCCGCCTACGTCCTCCTAAAGGGGCTGGGCGTTATCGGCGGGGCGGGGGGCGCGGGCGGGGGGGGGGGCCTCGGGGGGCTCGGGGGACTGGGTATGCTCGGCCCCGTCGGGGCGGGCCTCAGTCTCGGCCTCGCGGGTGTCTACGGGCTCGAGTCGGCAGGCCTTCTTGGGCTGACCGGCAAGGGGGCCGTGCGGAGCGCTGGGGAGGGGACGATGGACTGGCTTTCATCTGAGTGGAGAGCGACGACGCAGGGTGGTGGGATGCTCGGTAGGGGCAAGTCGATCGTCATCAATGGTCTGACGGCGGACTTCTCCACGGACGCGAGATTCCGCGAGTGGATGAGGCGTCAGGGTGGAGAGGACATGGACGACAGCAAGCAGAGGGGAGTGCCGACGCAGTCGGCGACGTGAGACCATGGTCACAGAGGTAGTTTACGGGTCGACGACCCTCTCCAATCCCTCCCCGAAGGCACCGGGCACCGACGTGCGGGCCAAGAGGAGGGCTCTCCTCGACGGCACGCAGCAGGTGTTCGAGACCCCGTCGCTCGGGCGCAGGTGGAGGTTCTCCTGCCTCGCCGAGGGCTGGGCGGAGGCCAACGCGCTGGAGGCGGCGATCGGCATCGGTGTCTACGGGACCACCCTCACTATAGACGGCGACCCGCAGGGCTACTGCACGATCGTCTCTCTGGAGGCGAGGGAGACCCCCGGGACCGGAGGCACCCTCTGCGAGTACACCGTCGAGTTCGCCGAGTCGACGGCCGGAGTGGTCTCATGACCAACACACCGACTGGGGTCGTCACCTACGACTCCATCCCCCTGTCGAGGCCGTCGCCCCACGCGCCGCTCTTCGACATCCGTCAGACGATACGCATCTCCCTCGACGGGCAGCAGAGGGTCATCTCCCCGACGGGATATGGGCGGTCGTGGACGTTCACCTGCTGGCCCTACTCTCAGACGGAGATCGACGACATCAAGGCGCTCATCGGCAACGGGCCATACGATCTTGTTCTCTACGGCGAGACCATCCACTTCGTCTTTATCACGGGGTTCGCGGAGAAGGAGATCACCCCGGCCCAACTGGAGTACACGGTCGAGTTCTCGAGGGGCCAGTCGGAGCTCGTCGCCTACACCCTCGGGGCGCAGGGCGTCCGCGTCTCGCAGAGGATAGGGGACACCTTTCGCTCTCTGGAGATGGACCTCGTGGGACTGGTCCGCCCGGTGGCGCTCGCCGACCTCACCGTCGAGATGACGTCGGAGGAGACGGGGCCGGTCACCGTCTTCCACGGGTTCACCCTCCCGTCGAAGAAGTCGTGGAGGCCCGGGGACCGCTACTCGTTCGTCTCGGGGATGGACCAGACGTGGTATCTCGGGAAGCAGTATGGCTCCTTCGAGACCCTCCGAGCGTGGGACACCCCGCCCGACCTCATCTATCCCGAGGTGGACGAGACGACGGAGCCGTCGGAGCTCATCAACAGGATGCTCGGGCGCGACCCGCTCGGCACCGACTGGGACTGGTACACCGGCGTCCTCCCCTACAGGGTGACGCGCCTCGGGGGCATGGTCGGCTGGGGCACGACGATTCCCTACAAAATGTTCACCGTCGACGAGAACACGACGGTCAAGCAGACGATCGACCAGATCTGTGACCACTGCTCCCACATCTTCCTCGTGAAGGCCGGCCCCGTCGAGGTCGGCGGCGATCCGGTCCCGTGCGCCTACTTCGTGCCCTACGCGAACATCGACGACGAGGAGGAGGGGCTCGATCTCCCGGGGCAGCTGACGATCGCCTACACCGACGGCCTCGTCGAGTCGGTCGACGCCGATGAGAGGGCAGACGAGTACATCAACGAGGTCGTTGTTATCGGGATGACGATAGACGAGTTCACGAACCAGTGGGTACGGGGCTACGCCTGCACAGCGGGTGTGTTGGGGGACACGGAGTTCCGCATCACCCTGAACGTCAAGAGGCCCGAGGTGGCGGACGAGGCGGAGGCGGACGCGATCGCCACCGATATCCTCGCCCTCGTCACCCACCCACCCACCGTCTACTCGTTCACCGTCAGGGGGCGCCCCGACATCGAGCTCTATCAGAAGATCTCCCTGACGGGGTTCGACGGCATCCCCGACGACACCATGCGGGTGATCTCCGTCGAATACGTCAGGGAGCTCGCGGGCGTCTACGTTAATATTCAGTCGGTGAAGGACTCTAACTTCACGTCTCAGCTCGCCTACAAGACCCTCGTGCAGGACAGGACGACGGCGTCGAAGAACATCGCGACGCAGGCCATCAAGGAGAAGGTCCCAGAGGTGCTGACCGGCACGGTGGACACACTCGACGGCGTCGGGGGTGGCACGGTGATCTCCGACAAGGACGGGCGCACCCTGAAGGTCAGGGTCATGGAGGGCGGATACGGGCCGCCCGGCGAGCAGGGGCCGCCCGGGCCGGCAGGACCCGACGGACCAGACGGACCCGCCGGCCCGGCGGGAGCCCCGGGCTCCGTCTGGTGGAATGGCTCGGGCGCCCCGGACCCGGGCACCGGCGTCGACGGGGACTACTACCTCGACGTCGCCAGCGGGGACGTCTACTATAGGGATGGCACGTGGTCCGTCGTCGAGAACATCATGGGTCCGGAGGGGCCGCCCGGCGACCCCGGCTCGACATGGTGGAACGACGAGGGTCCGCCCGGGTTCGGGATCGGGGACAACGGAGACTACTACCTCGACTCCCTCAGCGGGGACGTCTACACGAAAACGGGGGGCTCGTGGGGGCTCTTCGGCAACGTAATGGGTCCTGCGGGGCCGGCCGGGGTCGTCGGGAGCGTCTGGTGGAACGGGGAGGGTCCACCGCCCGTCGGGGAATACGTCGTCAACGGCGGGTTCGAGACGGGCGAGCTCACACCGTGGGTCGCCGAGGAGGTGGTGGGCGGGTCGGTCAACGTGGTCACAGCCGAGAAGCACTCCGGCACGTATAGCCTCCAGATCCTCAGCCTGATCATCCCGGGCGTGATCGACCCCGACACGTCCGACGCCTATCAGGACCTCGGGGCGCTGCCCGACGCGCAGGACTTCTCCTTCTGGTACAGGATCGACGCCACCGACTGGACCTACTCCTACACGGTGTCGGTCATCCTCTCCGACGAGTCGGGAGCGCCGCATCAGGAGGTCCTGCTGGAGGTGACCGACGGCGGCTCGGTCGGGTGGACCGAGGTCACCGGCACCACGACGTCGGCCTACGAGGCCGCGAGGCTGAAGGCCGTCGTCTACGCGGAGGCCGTGGGCGACGACGGGATGGAGGTTATCGAGGCCGACTTCGACGACTTCTCAGTGGGAGGGGCCGGCATCGGCGTCGATGGCGACTACTATCTCGACATCGACTCGGGCGACGTCTACCAGAAGCAGACGGGCGCGTGGGTCCTGATCGAGAACATCATGGGTCCTGCGGGGCCAGACAACATCACGACGGCGACCGATACCGACCTCACCGGCCTCCTCGAGGGGGATGGCAGCCACGTCGCGGTGAAGGCCTTCGACGCCGACACATCTCACTTCCTGAACGGGGCGGGCGACTGGGCGACCCCCCCGGGGGTGGCGAACGCGGCGACGAGGACGACCGCCGCCGCTACCATCTACGTCGACAAGGCGGCGGCTGGCGCGGGGACGGGCGTCGACTGGACGAACGCCTTCACGACTATTCAGGCGGCGATCGACTCCCTCCCGTCGATCATCGACCACGTCACGTCGATTAAGGTCCGCAAGGGCGGAACCGACTACGCGGAGAACCTCGCAGTCCAGAGGATCATCGGGTCCGGCACGCTGGAGATCCGTGGGGAGCTCTACTGGGCGGGGGCGTGCGCCGACGCGGCCACACCGTCCTCGACGAAGTTTAATCTCACGGCCTCCGACGGGGCGAGCGTGACGGTAGGAGATCCAATCCTCGTCCGCCACGCCGCCACTAGCTTCGTCTACTCGACGGTGAAGGCGACGGTCGACAAGGGCTCGAACGTCTGGGAGATCGAGATCGACGACGCGGCGCCGTGGGGCAACATCACCACCGCCGGGAGCGACTGGTACACTATCGTCAGAACGAGGGTGACGACCTCCTCTGGATACGTCGTCACTGACAACTCGGCCATGCTGAGCATCACCGGGCTGAGCCTCAACGCCGGGCCGGGCGGGTGCGTCTACATCGGCGTGAGGAGCGGGGTGACCGTCACGGCGTCGGTCCTGCTCGCCGACAATACCTATGGGGCGAGTGGGCTGTATGGGATGGCCTTCTGCGCTGCATACGTCAACTCGAGCTACGTCAGGGGCTACTCCCCCCTCTATGTCCTGTACAACTCGGTGGTCGGGGTCGGGTCCGGGTGGGTGTTCAGCACGGGCAGCGTCCTCGACTCCACGGGGGCGACGGCCGACGCCTTCACCTTCGGGTACTCGGGATCGGCGAGTATAGTGCTGAGCGTCCTCAGGGGGACAGCCGGGGGCAACGGCATTCGAGTCGTGTCCCTCGCCTACGTGATCTTCTACCACGGGGCCATTCTCGCCCCGACGGGCACGGGCGTCAACTCCGTGGGCAACTGCTTCGTCTCCGAGTATAACGTCGTCAACTCCGCGACGGTGCCGCGCGTGCCCGCGACGAGCTTCGACGCGTCATACATTCAGGTGGGACCATGAGACCGACTGCAATCCAGATTCTGGCGATCGCCGTAGCCATTCAGGCGGTGGCGATCGGAGCCCTCTATGCGGGACTAGTCCCGCAGGGGCGCGGGCCCGCAGGCCCCCTCGGGGCCGGATACCTCGGCGACACGATCAACGCGCTGATCTCCAACGAGACGCAAGACGTTCGGCTGGATAGTTCGAGGCCACTGACGGGAACGGCGTTCTATCGGAACGTCGACAATAGCTACTTCTACCTCTCGGGGGGCCAATACGCGTCGGGGCATGGGGCGTTTGCTTTGTTTTTCGGCTCCACCAGCGGGGCTTATCCGGGGAGCGTGATACTTGGTGTTCCCAATGCCACGAAGGCCACGGCCGTCTACGCGATGCAGATTGCGGGAGTCACCGATACTCCGTATGTGGATCTTCTGGGTCATAAGATCGAGGGAGTGGTATCGTCTACCCTCGGGACCGGGGCCGTTAACAAGACCTACGTCGACGCCGGCGCCTCGTGGGGGGCGTGGTCTCCGTATCTCCAGTGGGCTGGGGGAGTGCCCACTGGATATTCATCGAGTGCGCGATACAGCAGAGACGGGAATACGGTTCACTTCATTATTAGCGCCTCCTTCACGGGAAACACGACCGCGACGACGAACCTGTACTGGGGAGTCCCGGTCAACCCGGCGACCCAGACATATACCGTGGTCGCGTTCCCATACTACTTCTTCGACGGGACCGCAGGAGTCTATCAGAGTCTGGTGGGCTACGTATACGTCAACAGCATCCAGTCCTACACTATACCCACACCGTGCCCGAGCGGGCACACGTGCTACGTCCAACTCGCGGGGTTCTACGACGCGTCATGACCGGCCTCGGCGATCGAACGGTCCTCGTGCCCACGGGGAACAGGGGCGAGTACGCCGCCTACGGCCCGGGCACGCCGAGAGAGGGTGGGCAGTGTCTCCTCGTGCCCACGGGGAACAGGGGCGAGTACTACGCCGTCTCCCCGGGCGTCCCGACCGAGGGGGGCGAGTGTGTTCTTATCCCAATAGGCGGTCAGCCCGTATACGCCATCACCGGGGGCGCGCCCCTCGTGCCAGAGTGCTGCGCCCTGATCAACGGGGGCTTCGAGACCGGGGACATGACGGGGTGGGAGCTGGTCTACCAGAGTCACGACGCCGGTTCTGACGAGGTGAATGCGGCCGCGAAATATTCGGGGGATTACGGTCTTCAGATTAACCTAGTCCGCGTCGGGCCGCCCGGTTATATGCCAGAACGAGTCTACCAAGCGAGTCTCGTCAATCCCTCGTCGTGCCGCTGGGCCGAGGGCGACACGCTCACGTATCGGATCAGGACCTTAGAGTTCCCCCACTATACTCTCGTGATGTCAGCCATCGTGTGGTGGAACGGTGCTGCGTGGGTCGGAGAGGCTTCGGCCCCATACATAGAACGGATCTACGGCACGTATGACCTAAAAACGTGGGTCCTCCCGGCCATGCAGCACCTCGGAGCCCCGCACGCGATCCAGATCGATGTGTGGCTCGACGACGCCTACCCTTGGCCCGCCACGGGGACTGTCTACTTGGACGACGTCTCGATAAACTGCGGGTAGGCAGCTATCGAGGTATATCTCGACGACGTCGTCTGGACCCGCTGACAGCGTGAGCCGGGGTCTATCACGCCCCGCGCCAATCCCCAAGTGCCGATGGGTCGCAGGTACCCGACCGTCGGCTGGTCAGAGGGCGCTCGGGTGGGGAGACTGTGCTGCCCGCGCGCCCGCATCAGACGGTATCGTGGAGATTGGCTCATGAGCCTCACTGATCCAGACGGAACTATCAAGACTGTGTCCTCTGTAGTGATCATCGCTGTCATCCTCATAGCGGGGATGAGCACGGGCGTGGTCACCACGGAGAGCGGACTGACGGCGATCATCTTCGCGGTCATCGCCGGCATCGTAACGCACTCCCTTGGTCACGGCGTAGGCCGGGCCGTGGGACTTGTCGGGGCCGAGTTCACCGACTTGACGATGAGGGTCGTCCTCGCCATGATCGTCCTCGGCGTTATCGAGATCTACGCGCTGCTTCAGGGCATCGACGGAGCAACCATGCAGGCCGTCGTGCTGCTCATCGCGTCCCTCGGTGGATACACGCAGGGCTCCCAGATGGGATACCAGAGGGGAGCCCTTCAGGTCCAGCGGATGAAGGGTCCGCCCGCCTGAGGTGGAAACACGCCCTTCAAGCCGAAGCTGGACCCGGTCCTCCCGAAGCACAAGCTCGCGGAGAGGCCGCACTTCAGCTACAGGGCCATTCAGAGGGCGAAGGCGGAGGCGCGCCCTCCGATACCCCGTGCGTGGATAAACCCACTGGTCCTCCCGTTCCTGAAGCCGACGAGGCTGAATCAGGACAAGAGGGGGACGTGCACGGGGTTCGCGACCGCGATGGCTCAGTATCTCGTCGTCATCCTCCGCCTGCTCGGCCAGAGGCCGACCGCTGAGGAGTTCGCCGCCATACGGCGCGACGTCCAGATCAAGAAGGACGGCTGGCGCTGTGCCATGTTCTGGGACAAGGTCGTTGGGCTCATGCCCTCTATGCAGAGAGCCTACGAGCTGGGTCGCGAGCAGGCGTGGCCCGACCCGGCGGACAGGCCTCCCGATGGCGGATGGGTCGACGCGTGCATGATCGCGTGGACCAAGAGGGGCTGGGTGCCCGAGTGGTGGTACAGGACCTCCAAGAATCCCGACTGCGTGCCGTCGTATGATAACGACCTCGGCATTAGCAGGGAGCAGATAGACGCCGAGGCGCTTTTCCACCTCGCCGACGGATACGCGATCTGCGATACCTTCGACGAAATATGCGAGGCGATCTTCCGTGGGTACGAGGCCGGGACGGGCGGGGCCGCCCTCGTCGGCGTCAACATCATGGAGGACTACCAGAACCTGATGCCCAAGACGGTGGACGGGGCCTCGGTCTATATCTACCCCGGCAAGTCGGGCACCGACGTCGGCGGGCACGCCCAGTGCATCGTCGGCTACGACATGGATCAGGGCATCCTCGTCGTCGCGGCCTCGTGGGGAGACAACGACAGGGACTGGCCCCTCCTAAACGGGTGGACCCGCAACTACCACGTCGCGAACGCCTCGGCGGCGTACGTGCCGATCGACGCGTCCGACGTGGCCGTCGGGAGGCAGATCTACTCGACCATGGCCGCGACGTGCAACGTCCCCTGCGGGTTCGTCGTGAACGGCAGGGAGTGCGCCGACGGCAGGGTGAGCGTCCTCGACGGGAGTATCACCACGGTCAGGGCGGCGCCGCTCGACCCGTCGAGCGTCAAGATTCCCCCGACGGTGGTTATCAGCGGGAGCCCGGCGCTCCAGATCAAGACGGACGGGACCGTGTCGTTTATCCCCAACAAGTCGCAGGAGGTCGTCGACGCCGCGGGCAAGCCCGTGATCACCGTCGAGTTCACCTTCCGACCCACGGACCCCACGCCCCCTCCCACTCCGAGCCCCAACCCAGTCGTAGAGTTCCTCAAGGCCCTCTGGGCCATCCTGAAGGGACTCCTCGGTAAGTAAGTCGGGCGCGGTGGGGGCCATCCCCACCATCCTCGTGGCCGGGGATAATCAACTGCACGTCAGCATCCTCTGAGAGGTGGTTCGCGGTCCAACGCCGCCCCCGGCCAGTCCCTCATATGATCGTAGTCGGAGTGGACCCGGGAAGGGTCACGGGGCTGTGCGCCTTCGAGGACGGAGAGTTCCGGGAGGGCGTGGAGGCCAAGTCGTACGATGAGGTTGTCAGCTTTATCCACAGGCTCGACCCCGACGTGGTCGTGATCGAGGACTTCAGGGTGAGGCGCGGGCAGCCGTCCGACTACCACCCGTCGATCAGGATGATCGGGGTCGTCGACTTCCTCTGCCAGAGGAGGCGGACGCCCATGGTCGTCCAGTCGCCGTCTATCCTGCGGATGACCCTCGGGGCTCAGATCGGGCTCCACAGGAGTCGCCACGTCAGGGCCGCGGCGGCGCACGTCTCATACTATACGAGGAAGCATGCTACTACTTGACGCCAAGCGCTACAGGATGACCCTGCGGGGCGGACTAGTCCCGCGCGAGCTCCACTCATATCGGGGCGAGGACGGGAGGCACTCCTTCCCCGTCTGCGGGGACATCGCCAGACGCCTGATGGAGGCCGACCCCGGGCTGGAGATCTCCGAGGAGCTGCTCGACGAGCTCGAGCGGGTCCGGGCCGAGCAGGAGCCTCTTCTGGCGATCGCCGATATGGCCGACTGCGACGGCGACGAGCGCCTGTTCCCCTACCAGCGGGTCGGGGTCCGCTGGCTGCTCGAGGTCGGCCGGGGCATCCTCGCGGACGAGCAGGGCCTCGGCAAGACGGTGGAGGCGATAGTCGCCGCGACGGAGGCCGCGCCCGAGAGGGTGCTGGTGATCTGTCCGGGCTCCGTCGTGCCGAGCTGGGGTGAGCACATCGGCGAGTGGGCGCCAGACTACCCGCAGCTCTACATGCCTCAGGACAAGTCCTCGCGAGACGCCGTCATAGCCGACTGGTCGGAGTCGGGCGGGTTCCTCGTGACCAACTACGCCCGGGCGGAGCTGGAGGAGGCCCGACTGAGCGCCGACCTTGTCATCATCGACGAGGCCCACAAGGCCCGCAATCGCAAGACGGGGGTGTCCGAGTCGATCCGGCGCATCGCCCGACGGGCCGAGCTTCTATTCCTTCTAACGGCCAGCCCGACGGTGAACAACGTCCCCGACATCTGGCCCCTCCTCGCCATGTGCGACCCGAGGCGATTTGGCTCCTTCTGGGGGTTCGTGTTCCGCTTCTGCGAGGTCGCCGACGATGGCTTCGGGCTCAAGATCGGGGGCATAGCCGACGGAGAGGCCGAGAGCCTCGACCGCATCCTCAAGCCATACGTCTTGAGGCGGCACGGGCTCCTCGGCCTCAACCCGTCTGAGTCGCGCATCATCGAGCACAGGCTCGAGGGCGAGCAGGAGAGGCTATACACCGATATGGGCAAGACGGGGCTGTGCTGCTGCGGGGACGAGTCCGTGGAGGTCCTCGACGTGCTCGCTCAGGTGACGAGGCTGCGGCAGCTCGCTCTCGACCCCGGGCTCCTGTTCGCCTCCTACGACGGCCCGTCGAAGCTCGACGCCCTGCCCGGACTCGTCGGGGAGCGCCCGGGGCAGGTGGTCGTCTTCACGTCGTTCGCCGAGCTCGCCGGGCGGGCGGTATACGGGCTGATGGCGGAGGGCGTCTCGGCGCTGGCCCTGACCGGGGACTTGTCGGACGCCCGCCGCGAGGAGGCGCTCCACGCGTTCAGGGTGGGCGCGGCGCAGGTTCTCGTCGTGACCCACGGCACGGGCGGCGAGGGGCTCAACCTCGAGAACGCCGACAGGGCTATCTTCCTCGACCTCGCGTGGCACCCGGCCGGGAACGAGCACGCCATGCGGCGCATCCTGCGGCCCGGGCAGCTGAGCGACAGGACTCAGATCACCTATCTACACTCCGTCGGCACGATCGAGGACCACGTCCGGGACATCGTCGCGGAGAAGAGGCCCGTCACGATCACGGAGATTATTCAGAGGGGCGGGGTCTCGAGCCCCGTAGAGGAGATATAATGACAGGGTATATGGGCGGACGGGGCTCACCCACACCTGTGGTGGGGACGGCCAACAGACCGGCCCCCCACCCGCGCGGCGGGGTCCTCCTCAATGCCAGTCTATTCTGGACCCAGCCACGCTCTCTGGGACCTGTCGCCTGCGGGGTAGATTGGGACGGGCAGCCCAACGGTGGGATGGCATGAGGAACTCAGACTTTGTAGGTGTGAGCCCGAGCCAGCTGGAGGCGTCGACGTGCAGACTCGCGTGGTACCTCGGCTATAGGCTGGGCTATCGCGCCGCGAGGGTGACCATTAGTCTGGATCTCGGAACGGGCGTGCACGCCGCCCTCGAGGCCCACTACGCGGACGGGGCCGACCCCGTCGAGGCATTCACCCAGTGGTGCAAGGACAGACGGAAGGAGCTCAGGCCCGAGTGGATCGACGACCTGAACGCCATGGCGGAGGTCGAGGGCCTCGGGGTTGTCATGCTGGAGGGCTACGTCGAGCAGTGGGGCTCCCGCGACAAGTCCATCGAGGTGCTCGCGACGGAGCACACCCTGACGAAGAAGATCCCGATACCCGAGACGGAGGACGACTCCGACTATACCATCACCGCGAGGCTCGATGGCATCGTTCGCGACTCCTCGACGGGGAAGCTATTCTCTCTCGAGCACAAGACGTTCGCTCGATACAACCCCTCCTACTTCGACCTCGACCACCAGTTCACGACTCAGGTCTGGCTGGGACGCGACCTCGTGGAGTCCCTCGGGCTCGACGAGCCCATCATCGGTGTCCTCTACAACGGGCTCCGCAAGAAGGCGCCCGGGCCGAGGGTCAAGGACCCTCTCTTCGTTAGAGAGAAGATATACCGCAATGACTGGCAGATCGCCGTGATGCTCTTCAGGGCATACTGGACGTGCCACGAGCTGTCGAGCGACGACGTCAAGATATTCCAGTCGCCCAACCCGATACGATGCGGGTCCTGCGAGTTCAAGGAGGTCTGCGTCGAGTGGTCGAGGGGTGGGGACTACCAGTTTATACTCGACGAGATGTTCACCAGCCGTGAGCAGAGGAAAGTGGTATCAGAGTGAGATTATGGTGAAGAAGAAAGATTCAGCGCAGAGGCCCGAGATGCCCATTCGCGTCGAGAGGCCGCAGGCGAGCAGATTCCTGAACATCATTCTATACGGCGATAGCGGCGCGGGCAAGACGTGGCTCGCGGGCACCGCGCAGGAGTGTGAGGCGACGAGCCCCGTCCTGTTCATCGACGTGGACTCGGGCATGGCGACCCTCGCCGGCAGGGAGATCGACGTCGTTCGCCCACGGTCGTGGGGTGAGATCCAGCAGGTCTACGACTTCCTCCTGCATGAGAATACCTACTACAAGTGCGTCGTCATCGACAGCCTGACCGAGATTCAGAGGAAGTTCAGCATGGGCACCATCCTCGGGGAGATCTCCAAGGACGCCGACCACTACAACGACCTCGGGGCGACCATCGTCCCAACGAGGCAGGACTGGATGAAGACGGGCGACCAGATGCGGAAGCTCATCCGAGCGTTCCGCGACCTCGCCTACCTCGAGGACGAGCCCCGCAGGGTGCACGTCGTCATGGTGGCCCTCGAGAAATACGACGAGAAGAGGAAGGTTATCTGCCCGCAGCTCTCCGGCACCCTCGGCAACGAGTGCGGCGCCTTCGTCGACGTGCTGGCCCGCCTGTCGAGGCAGAGCGTAACGGTCGAGAGAGACGGCGAGGAGGTCGTCGAGGTCCATCGCCACCTGCTGCTCGACGACTACATCAACGACATCGACGTCCGCCACATGGGCAAGGACAGGTCGGGCAGGCTCGGCCTCTTCCTCTGGAATCCCACCATCTGCGACATCGTCGGGGGATTCTGCCATGAGGACTAACGTCGCTATCGTCGGGGCCGGCCCGGCGGGGATGTACTGCGCGTGGGAGCTCAAGAGGGCAGACGCCGATATCGGCGTCGTGATCGTCGAGAAGGGCTACGGCATGAGGAGCCGCGAGTGCCCGGCCACGGAGGAGTGCGACTGCAAGCCGTGCGCCATCCTGTGCGGAACGGGGGGCGCCGGGGGGCTCTCCGACGGGAAGAACACCATCAGCGTCGGGCGGGGGACACAGGGCGAGGACCTTTTCAGGCCCGAGGACGTGTCCATCATGCGAGAGGTCGACGCCTCCGTGGCGGCCTACGCCGGGGGCGGCGGGGTCGTCTTCGATGGCAAGCAGTCGATGATGTATCCCGAGTTCAGCCGACTGGGGTTCGTCTTCTCGAGCTACCCGCTCCGCCACCTCGGGTCCGACGGCATCCGCCGATGGGCCGACAACATGAGGCGAGACCTCTTCGAGCTCGGCGTGGAGTTTATCGACGCCACGGAGGCGGCCTCGATCGTGATAAGAGACGGCCACGCCCCGTCGGTCGCCCTGAGCGACGGGGGTGTGCTATTCGGAGACGTGGTGGTCGCGGCGACAGGCCTCGACGGCGCTCCGTGGCTCCACGACGAGCTGGTGCGCCTCGGCTGCTCGTTCAAGCCGGGGCCGGCCGGCATCGCCCTCCGCCTCGAGGCGCCGGCCGACGCGCTCGCGCCCCTCTTCGACGCCTTCTACGACTGGAAGATGGAGAGGGGTCGCCTGCGCTCCTTCTGCTGCAACAACCGCGGCTTCGTGCTCAACGAGAACCACGCGAGCCTCGGCGTGCGGAACGTGAATGGGCACTCGTTCCTCAACCCGACGATGAAGACGGAGTCGTCCAACTTTGCTATCATGGCGAAGGTGACGACGGCGATGACGGAGGACCCACAGGGCATGGTCGTGGGTCTGGCCAGAGCGGTCAATGGGGAGGCGGGCGGGCACACCGTCGTGCAGCGCGTGGAGGACTTCCTCTGCGGGCGCAAGACGATGGGCACGTCGATCATGCACAACGAGTTTATCACTAACAATCAGGCACGCCCCCGAGTGGACATCGGGCGGTGCCTCGACGGGATCGACGGGCTGGCGAGGGACTACAGGGACTACATCCTGACCCTCGATAGGCTCGTCCCCGGGGTGATCGGGGAGTTCTCGGTCGTCTACGCCCCCGAGGTCAAGTACTACTCGCCGAGAGTGGCGCTGACCCCGGGGTGGCAGAGCGTCGACGTGCCGGGCCTCTACGTGATCGGGAACGCATCAGGATACCTCGACTCGCTCGTGGCCGCGGCGACGTCAGGGATTCTCGCGGCCAGAGACATTATCGGAGAATAACTATGGTTAGACTGAACGTAAACCTCGACGAGGTCGGGACGGCCCGCGCCGTCATACCGGCCGGTCGCTACGAAGCGAAGGTAACGGACATCACCGAGGAAGAGTCCTCGACCGGCAACCCCATGCTCCAGTGGACGTGGGAGATCACGTCTGGAGATTATCAGGGGACGGAGCTAAGATCCTACACATCCCTTCAGGCCCACGCCCTCTTCGGGCTGAAGCAGCACCTCGAGGCCTTCGGCATCTCGGGGGAGATCGACGTCGAGACCGACAAGCTCATCGGCAAGCCAGCGGTCCTCGTCGTCGGCACCAAGGTGATCAAGAACCGCAACACCGACGAGGACATGGAGGTCAACCGCGTCAACACCATCCTGCCAGCCGCCAAGAAGGCCACGGCGGGGCCGGTGGTCACGAAGAGCGGGTCCAAGCCCGCCGCAGGAGTCAAGGGCAAGGGGCAGATGCCGTTCTGAGGCCTCCTGAATGCTCAAGGAGGCGCTGAGATACGAGGCGCTTGGGCTATCCGTGGTCCTCGCGCACTCCGTCGGCGCCAACGGCAAGTGTTCCTGCGGGAACCCATCCTGTCGGTCGGCGGGTAAGCACCCTCGTGGCGAGTGGAGGAAGAGCCAGAGCGCTCGAATGACACCCGCCGCCATCAAGAGGGAGCTGACCCGGAACCCGAAGAGCAACATAGGAGTCGCGACCGGCCCGATATCGGGGGTCTTCGTCATAGATATAGACGGGGAGGAGGGGCTCGAGTCCCTGAGAAAGGCCGGATGCCCTCTGGAGTCGCTGCCCCCCACGCCATCCGTGAAGACGGGCGGCGGGGGCATCCACCTCTACTACGCATACCCCGACGCCGGCGTGGTCAAGACTCAGGCCGGCATCCTGCCCAAGGTGGACATCCGCGCAGAGGGAGGGTTCGTCATCGCCCCCCCATCCGTCCACAAGTCTGGAGCAAGGTATGAGTGGGTGGAGGACAGGAGGCTCGACGACATCGGCCTCGCCGAGTTCGACGTGGCCACCCTCGCGAACGGCGCGGCCCCGCCCGAGGCCGAGACCAAGAGGGTCAGGGTCCACGTCATCAGCCCCGACTGGTTCGAGGAGCTTCTCCTCGGGGTTTCAGAGGGGGCTCGCAACTCGTCGGCCACACGGCTGGCGGGCCGCTACCTCGCCATGGGACTAGTCCCGCTGGAGGTCGAGCGCCTGCTGGAGGCGTGGAACCAGAACAACAAGCCTCCCCTGCCCGACTCGGAGATCGAGGCGGTGATCGCGTCGGTCCAGAGGAAAGACAGCAAGGAGAAGGGGCTGGAGTGGATATCGAGCGCCCTCGCGGCCCCCGTGACGAGCATTCGTCGGGTGACCGGGGACGAGCCGAAGATAATCATGGACTTCGAGAAGGGGAGATGCACCGTGACCACGGCCGACCTCCTATCGCCCGTCATGTTCCAGACGGCGGTGGCCGAGGCGACGAAGGTGGTCGTGCCCAAGAGGTCGTCCAAGACGAAGCCGTCGCACGAGGAGCTGGCTCAGGCCATCCTCAGGGCATCAACCGACGAGGACGCCGGGCGCGACTCGACGTGGCACGGGGAGCTACTCGCCATCGTGCACTCCCTCGTGGCCCACCAGTCGGCCATCCCCGAGGTCCGGGGGGGCGAGGTGGTCCCGATCAGTGGCCCGTTCAGGGTCGGAGGCCGAGTCTGGATCTCCCTCGCCGACATAACGCAGAGGAGCAACGCGAGGTGGGGCGCGAGGGTTCAGAAGACCTCGCACCTCGCGCAGAGCCTGAGGGCGATGGGCATCGAGCCGAAGAAGTTTAGCGCGAGGGACGGGACTACGAGAGAGATGTGGGGAGTGGGCGATGCAGGCTGAGGAGAGGAGGGTATACGGCCCGCCCGGGACGGGCAAGACGACATGGATCGGGCGAAGGGCCGAGGAGCTCGCGGACGAGTTCGGGGCCGATCAGGTCTCGATAGTCTCGCTGACGAGGGCGGCCATCCGAGAGATCATGGGGCGCGACCTACCGATACCGAGCGAGAACATCACCACCCTGCACGCGAGGTGCAAGAGAACACTCATGGCGGGGAAGCCCGCCGAGTCCGAGGCCCGCGCCTTCGCCAAGGAGCACCCATCGTATGCCACGGAGGAGTGCATGCCCCGCGGACTAGTCCGCAATCAGCCCGTCGAGGACACCTCGGACGAGACCCTCCTGTCGGGCGGTGGGATCACCCTCTACGAACAGGCGCAGATTCTGAGGCAGCTGATGATGCCCCGGAGCGAGTGGGGCGCGAGCGTATCCGTTTGGTACGCCGTGTGGGAGGAGTGGTGCGCGCGCGAGGGGCTCCTCGACTTCACCGGGTGGCTGGAGGCGTGCAACGGCACAGACGTGCTACCTCCCCAGCAGATTCTGTTCGTCGACGAGGCGCAGGATCACACGCCCCTCCAGCTCGCGGTCGTCAGGTCGTGGAGCGTCCGCCGCCGATATCTCGTTGGTGACGACGATCAGAACCTCTACGAGTGGAGCGGCGCGGTCCCGCGGCGATTCCTCGAGCCACCACTCCCCGAGGAGCATGAGATGGTCCTCTCCCAGTCGTTCCGAGTCCCGAGGGCCGTCCACGGCGTCGCGTCGAAGTGGATCGGCGCTCTCTCCTATCGCAAGGAGAAGGAGTATCAGCCGAGAGACGCCGACGGCGAGCTCGAATACTCGACCTACAGCCTGTTCCACGCGAGGACGGGCGAGATACCCGAGTCGGCACTCGACCCCGAGAGGCGGACCATGTTCCTCGCGTCGTGCTCATACATGCTGGCAGACGTGGCGAACGCCCTCAGGGCCGCGACGATCCCGTTCCACAACCCATATCGGAGGGCCTCCGCCCAGTGGAATCCCCTCGATGGCCCGCTTCAGACGATGCGATGCCTGACCGTCGGAGATCGCGAGTGGACGGGGAACGAGGCGCTCAGGTGGGCGTCCGTGCTCTCCGAGAAGAGGGCGTTCTATCAGGGCGGCAAGAGGGCGCTCCTCGACGCCTGCCGAGACGCGGGGCATCGCCCGCTCCCCGTCGGGGTTGTCGGCGAGCATATGTCGAGCGACGCCGAGGATCTCGCGATCTCGCAGGATATCGCCCTCTTCGAGAGGATGAGGATGACGGGGGCCACGGGCGACTGGCCCTACGCGATCAGAGTCGCCAAGGCGCACGGAGTAGACGTGGAGCCATGGGTCATAGTCGGGACGATTCACTCGGTGAAGGGTGGAGAGGCCGACACGGTCGTCCTGTTCCCCGACTTATCACCCGCGGGCTACGCGGAATACGCGTCCTACGACCATCGAGACAGGATAATCCGTCTCTTCTACGTCGGCATGACGAGGTCGCGGGATCGACTGGAGCTGTGCTATCCGAGCACACCGAGAGCGGTGGACTGGGTATGAGCGGCGCGGCGAGGATAGGAGAACTACCATGAACGAGAAGAAGGAGCGCGAGAAGGCGCTCACGTCGGCGGAGGTGGCGACCGAGCTGGGCGTCAGCGTCCACACGGTCCACGCCCTCCTCCGTGAGAAGAGGCTCGAGGGCTTCAAGATCAAGAGGCAGTGGCGGGTGCGGCCCGAGGCCGTCGAGGCGTTCGAGACGAGGGGGCGGGGCGCGTGATCATCGGCAAGGTGTTTACTTTCGACGCGGCCCACTTCCTCCCCGACCACCCGGGCAAGTGCGCCGGGATGCACGGGCACACCTACAGGATGGAGGTCCGCATCCGCGGGCAGGCCAAGCCGAACGGGATGGTGCTCGACTTCGGCGACTTCGACGTCATGGTCCAGAGGGCCGTCCTCGACAGAGTCGACCACAAGGTCCTGAACGACATGTTCCCGAACACGAGGCCGACGGCGGAGAACCTCGTCGAGGTGTTCGCCGACGAGATTATCTCCGCCCTCCCCCTCGGGCTTCAGCTGGTGAGCATCAGGCTGTACGAGACGGCGGACTCCTTCGCGGAGGCGTGGTCGTGATGGACTCGACGATACCGATCTCGGAGATCTTCGGCCCGACCCTTCAGGGCGAGGGCATCCACGTCGGGCGGCGCGCGGTCTTCGTCCGCACCGTTGGGTGCGACTCAGACTGCGTATGGTGCGACACCAAGTACGCGAGGGGCGGGGGTCACAGGATGACCGCCGCGGAGATCGTGTCCGCGGTCGAGGCGCTGGCCCACGCCAAGATCGTCGTCCTGACGGGCGGCAACCCGTGCATCCACGACTGCGGGGAGCTCGTCCACGAGCTGAAGCTCAGGGGGCGCGAGGTCCACGTGGAGACACAGGGCACGGTCGTCCCCTACTGGCTCCGCGACGTAGTCCTCGTGACCATCTGCCCGAAGATAGCCTTCGAGGCCGACCTCGCGGCGGCGGTCGCGGCCGTGAACGACACGCAGATGCTGGCCGACGTCCAGCTGAAATACGTCGTGTTCGACGGGGCAGACTACAGGCTGGCGAAGGCGCTGCACAAGCAGTTCCCCGACGTGCCGATGACCATCCAGCCGGGTTACGACTGCGCCAAGTCCCTCTACCCATACGGGCTGGCGAACCTCGCCGAGCACGTCGCGTCCGACCCCGAGTGGGGGCGGGGCGTCAGGTTCCTGCCCCAGCTGCACAGACTGATATGGGGTGACCGCCGTGGCGTCTGAGAGAGATGCGAGGGTCAGGGAGCTGATCGTCGAGCTCCTCATGACCATCTCGATCGACGGCATCGACGAGGAGGCGAGGCGGAACACGCCCGACCGAGTGGCGAGGTCCATGCGCGAACTGTATCGCGGCTACGAGCAGAGCCCGTCCACTATCCTCGGGAGGGCATTCAAGTCTGGGAGCGACGAGATGGTCGTCGTCGGGCACGTCCCGTTCTTCTCGATGTGCGAGCACCACATGCTGCCGATAATCGGGACGGCTCACGTCGGCTACATCCCGGACGGCAAGATACTCGGTATCAGCAAGATCCCCCGACTGATCGAGTGCTACGCGAGGAGACTCCAGCTTCAGGAGAGAATGACGAGCGATATCGCGGACGCGTTCATGGAGCACGTCAAGCCGAGGGGCGTCGGGGTCATCCTCGCCGCCGAGCACACGTGCATGACCATGCGCGGCGTGAACAAGCCGGGGTCCAAGACGGTGACCAGCGCCATGCGCGGCCTCTTCAAGGACGATCCGAAGACGAGGGCGGAGTTCCTCCGACTGATCGAGGAGGGAGTGAAGAGATGATTAGACTACAGGTATCCACGAAGAAGGACGGGTTCCACCGCTGGCCCGGGGCGCCCGACACGAGGTCATACCTCAGGGAGCGCCACCACCACGAGTTCGAGGTCGGCATAGCCGTCAGCGTCGGAGGCCCTGAGAGAGAGATCGAGCTGCACAGCCTGAGAGAGGAGCTCGACGCGGCCCTCGACGCGATGGCGCCGTTCGGCGAGTTCGGCGACATGTCCTGCGAGAGCATCGCCCTCGCCATCCTCGACTCGACGCCGAGGGCCGACGCCGTGACCGTCAACGAGGACGACCGCCACGGGGCGATGGTCACCAGAGGGGAGGCCAGCAGGCCCGAGGTCGTGACCGTGTGCGGCTCGACGAGATTCAAGGCCGCGACGGAGCAGGCCATACTCCAGCTGGAGAGGGAGGGCAAGGCAGTCCTCTCCGTCGGTGGATTTCCGCACGCCGAGGAGTGGGCGCCCGACGCCGCCGAGAAGGCCGCCTTCGACGCACTCCACAAGGCGAAGATACGCATGAGCGATTCTATCTACGTCGTGAACGTCGACGGCTACGTCGGGCATAGCACGTCGGAGGAGATCCGTCTGGCGTGGCGGCTCGGGCTCCCGGTCAGGTGGAGATACCCGCAGTTCGCGATCGACAGGGGTACGCTCCTCTGGTTCTACGGCCACATGGAGACGAAGCTGCTCGCCAGAGCCTCGAAGGGCGGGTGGCTCGGGGAGGGGCTGAACGTCCTCCTCGGCGAGGTGGACGCCGAGTATCGCGAGCTCGGAGACGCCGTCCGAAGATTCATCGACGGCCCCGCCACGGCCGAGAAGCGAGACGCCGTGATCGCCGAGGCCGCCGACGTGGCGAACAGGGCGATGATGGTGGCGGACCTCGCCCGCACGATGTGGGACAAGGGGTATCGCTGATGCACCAGATCTTCGAGTACGACGGGCATCGCCACAAGGTCTTCCTCGACCGATACGCGCTAAAGAGACCAGACGGGCGCGAGCTCGAGACCTCTTACGGGGAGACCGTGGCCCGCGTCTGCAACGCGGTGGCCCGCGACCCCGAGCAGGCCGGCAGGTTCTCCGACTGGATGGGGGAGTTCGCCTTCGTCCCCGGTGGGCGCATACTGGCCGGGGCCGGGGGCAAGGCGTCGGCCACCCTCTATAACTGCTTCGTCATCGGCCCCCGCGACCCGACGGGCCACCACGGGTGCGACAGCAGAGTGGCGATCATGCGGATGATGACGAGGATGGTGGAGATCAACGCCAGAGGGGGCGGCGTGGGCATCAACTGGTCCGCCCTCAGGCCGGCCGGCGCCTACATTCGCGGCGTCGACGGCAACTCGACCGGGCCGAACGGCTGGATGCGCGGGGCCGACGCCCTGTCCAACCAGATCCGTCAGGGCGGCTCGAGGACGGCGGCCCTCATGTTCATGCTCGACGACTGGCACCCCGACGCGCCCGACTTCGCGCGGACCCGCGCGAGATTTCTGAGGGCCAACTTCTCCCTCGGTATCTCCGACGCCTTCATGGGGGCGCTCGCGGCCGGGCGCGACTGGCACACCATCTTTCCGAGGACCGACGACCCGAACTACAACCGCGACTGGTGCGGTGGAAACCACGTCTGGAGCGGCGACGTCGAGGAGCACGACTGCCTGCCCGCGTCGATGATGTGGGCGGACATGGCCGAGTCGGCGCACGCCATCGGGAGCCCGGGGGTCGTCTTCATGGATCGCTGCCACAGGGCGTCGAACACGTGGTATCGCGGGCGCATCGTCGGGACCAATCCGTGCGGGGAGCAGCCCCTGCCCGAGGACGGCTGCTGCAACCTCGGAGCCGTCAACCTCACCGCCTTCTGGGACGAGCCCGCGGGGGCGCTCGACAAGGAGGCGCTGCGCGACTGCGTGGGCGACGCCGTCGAGTTCCTCGACCGCATCGTCGACGTGAGCGCCCCGGTCGACGCACGCATAACGGCGGAGCAGGCGGCGTGCAGGCGGGTGGGCCTCGGCACGATGGGCCTCGCCGACGTACTCATCCTGCACGGCATCAGATATGGGTCTTCGCGCAGTATCGACTTCATCGGCGACCTCTACGAGTTCATACGGGACACCGCGTATATGAAGAGCGCGTCCCTCGCCGAGGAGCTCGGGCCGGCGCCCGGGTACACGCCCCAGCTCCTCGACTCGGGGTTCGCTCAGACGCTGCCCGAGTACGTCCGCAACGCCATCGCCGAATATGGCATCCGCAATCTCACCCTGCTGACGCAGGCACCCACGGGGACTACCAGCACCCTCGCGGGCGCGTCGAGCGGCATCGAGCCGATCTTCGCGGCCAAATACACGAGGACCGACGCGACCGGGTGCCACGTCGTGGAGCACCCGCTGGCCCACGCGTCGGCCTTCGTCTCGGCCAAGGAGGTCACGCCGTTCGAGCACGTCTCCGTGCAGGCGGCGATTCAGGCCTTCGTCGACGCGTCGGTGTCGAAGACCGTGAACCTCCCCGAGGCGGCGACGCCAGAGGACTTCGAGATCATCTATCGCCTCGCCTACGACGAGGGGTGCAAGGGCGTCACCGCGTATCGGGACAAGTCGGGCGAGGGCGTCTACTGCGAGGCGTGCGGCGTATGAGAGTAGCCACCATCCTGCCGATACCGTTCCTGCCTCTGGTGGGCAGCGACGACTACCACATGTGCCTCGCGCACCTCCTGCACCACCGAGCCTACCGAGACTTCTTCGTCGCTCAGGCGCAGATGGGGCACTTCGTCCTCATGGACAACGGCGTCGTCGAGACCGGGTTCGCCAAGCCGACTGCGGAGCTGTTCGCGCTCGCCGATGCCGTCCACCCGACTCAGGTCTGCCTGCCCGACTCGATCAACGACAGGCGGGCGACCCTCGCCCTGTTCCGCTCGGCGGTTAGTCAGTGGGACAAGTCCACGGGGTTCGAGACGATGGCCATCCCGCAGGGAGAGACCCTCGAGGAGTGGATCTCCTGCGCCTCCCACATGCTGAGGGCCGCGGAGGTGACGGACGGAGTCACGGCGATGGGCATCACCAAGTTCCTCGAGGGCAAGGTCGCCTGTCGCGCCGACGCCATCGAGAACGTCCCGGGTCTCGTCGACAGCGACCTCGATCTCCACCTCCTCGGGGTGTTGGGTAGCGACCCGACGGAGATCTGGCGGACGGAGCAGAGACTGCCCGGGCGCATACGGGGCTGCGACTCGGGCATCGCCGCCATATACACGCAGGCCGGGCTGGTCCTCGGGGAGGCGCCGCGACCGAGGGTGGACCTCGACTTCGACCCCCCGATGGACGTCAGGGTGCAGAGGGCCGGGGAGGGTGGGCCGGTCGGGTTCTGGAGGGCGGACAGACTCGCGACGAACCTCAGACGATGGAAGGCCGTGGTCGCCCGGGGGGCCTACGAGTGACGGCGATCGCGGTCATGGGGCTCCAGTGGGGCGACGAGGGCAAGGGCCGCGTCGTCGACTGGCTGGCGCAGGAGGCGGACATGGTCGTCAGGGTGAACGGCGGGGCGAACGCCGGGCACACCATCCCGCTCGAGGGCGGAGGGTCCTTCGCCGTGCACCAGCTCCCGTCGGGTGTCTTCACCAAGGCACTCCTCGCCATCGGCCCGGGCGCGGTGATCGACGTCGAGAAGCTGAAGAAGGAGATCGCAGACGCCGAGGCCCTCGGGGTCAATGTCATGGAGAGGCTCTTCATAGACAGAGCGGCTCATCTCATCCTCCCTCGCCACAAAGAGGAGGACGCCATCGCCGAGAGAGCCAGAGGAGAGTTCGCGATCGGGACGACCAAGACTGGCAATGGTCCCGCCTACGCGGATAAGTCTCGCAGGGTGGGCGTCAGGTTCGAGGGTACAGAGGACGGACCCCTGAGGGCGCGGATGGTCGACGTGACGTTCATGGCGTTGTCGAAGCACGAGGCGAGGTTTCGCATCCTGTTCGAGATCGCCCACGGATTCGAGCTCGACATCGACCACGGAGCCTACCCATACGTGACGTCGTCGTCGTGCGGCATCGGCGCCGTCGGCACGGGCGGCGGGTTCGACCCGAGGAAGATTCGGCACGTCGTGGGCGTCATGAAGCCCTACTCGACGAGGATAGGCGCGGGGCCGTTCACCCAGTCGTTCGCGCCAGCCGTCGAGAACTATATTCGCGAGGAGGGCCACGAGTATGGCACGACGACGGGGCGCCCGAGGCGCATCGGTATCCTCGACCTCCGAGCCATCCATCGCGCCTGCTGGGTGAACGGCGTCGACTCGATCGCCGTGACTCACATGGACATCGCCGAGCACCTCAGCTCGGTCCCGTTCGTGGACTGCACGGGGCGCACGACGTCGTGCCACTGGTCCGAGCTCGCCGAGAAGATCCACTCGTGGCTCGGCGTGCCCGTCAGGCTCATATCCGATGGCGTCCAAAGGGGAGCTCTGCGCACACTGGGAGGTGGAGACTACTATGACTACGTGTGGGGACTGCGATAGCTGCACCCTCGACAGGGCGAAGCTCGTTCCGCCGAGCGGGTGCAGTCGCAGGCCCGACATCGCCTTCGTCGGAGAGGCCCCGGGGCTGGAGGAGCTGGAGCAGGGCGAGCCGTTCGTCGGGCGCGCCGGCCGCCTCCTGCGCGAGATCCTATCGGGGCTCGGGGTGGACACGTCCCGCGTCTACTACACCAACGCCTGCCTGTGCCGCCCGCCGGGCAACAGGACGCCGAAGAGGAATGAGGTCAACGCCTGCCACAGTAGGCTAATAGAGGAGCTGGAGACCGTCCAGCCGAGGGTTATCATGGCCCTCGGGAACACGGCCCTAAACTCCCTCCTCGGTGGCGCGACGGGGATCACAAAGAGACGCGGGATATACGTCGAGACCGAGGTGTGCGGCGTCGTCCCCAGCCTGCACCCCGCGGGCATCCTGCGGGCTCCGGACGGATTCAGGGACCTCGTCAACGACGTGGCCCTCGCCCAGCGCATATCGGCGGGGGGCGTCGAGCCCGTCGTCGAGCCGCCCTACGATCAGTTCGTCATGGTCCGCAGCAAGCCGACGTTCCGCGCCCTGCTGGCTCGACTGAAGGAGGGCGGAGAGGTCTCCATCGACCTCGAGACGGAGGGACTGCACCCCGACGAGGGCTCCATCCTGTCGTCCGCGTTCGCGTGGGGCGAGGGGCCAGAGCCCGATCAGGTCATGGTCCTCGACTGGGTGTGGGCCGACGAGCGGATGCGCGGACTAGTCGCGGGCGCGATGGACGGCTGCGAGGGCGTGTTCCACAACTGCCAGTTTGATCTCGGGTGGCTGTGGGCCAACGGAGTCCCGGCCGGCCTCGTCTTCGACACCATGCTGGCCCACTACTGCGTCGACGAGAGGAGAGGAAGCCACGGGCTGAAGAAGCTCGCGACCGCGGCCTTCGCGGCCCCCGAATATGACGCCGAACTCAGACGCACCGACGAGGACGGGAGGAAGCTCCCTCTGGAGCTCACCGTCGAGCAGTGGCGCGACGACCCCGACTTCCGCGACACCGTTATGCGCTACAACGGGGCCGATGCCTACTACACGCACCGACTGAAGTTCCTCCTGCGAGAGGCCATGGAGGAGGAGGGCGTGACGGCGGTCCACGATCGCATCCTACTGCCCGCGGCGAGACTGTTCATCCGCTTCGAGAGGGACGGCATGCTCGTCGATGCCGACTACCTCAAGGACGCGGGCAAGAGGTGGATGGCGGAGATCCTTCAGATCGAGGAGGGGCTGCACGCCTACCCCGGCGCCGAGGGCCTGAACCTCCGCTCGTCGAAGCAGGTCCGTGAGTTCCTCTACGATACCCTCGGGCTCGCGCCGATGCCCGGGGCGGCGGCGGACGGGGTGATCGCCCCCGACGTGGTGGCGGTACTGACCGCCGATATCGCCGACGAGGACGCGCAGGAGTTCTGGCGGACGGCGCAGGCGAAGCGACTCAGCGATCACTCAACGGGGACGTATATGCTGTGGTGGCTCGCCCAGCAGCACGAGTTCCCGAGGATGATGGTGCGCCACAGGCTGCTGGCCAAGCAGTATGGCGCCTACCACGACGGCTACGTCAGGCTGATGGACCACGAGGGCCGAATCCGGCCTCGGTATCGACTGCACGGCACGCGGACGGGGCGCCTGTCCTCGACCGACCCCAACATCCACGGCATGCCACGACGGAAGGAGATCAAGCGCATCTTCGTCGCGGACCCGGGGTTCCGCATCGTGTCGGCAGACTACAGTCAGGCGGAGGTGCGGATGGTCGCGCACCTCGCCGGCGATAAGTCCCTCATTCGCGCCCTCGGAGAGCACGACATTCACCGCGCCATCTCCAAGCGCCTGTTCAGGCTGACCGACGACGAGCTCGACGCGATGCCCGGCGAGGAGCGCGAGATTAAGAGGAGAGCGGCCAAGACGATTACCTTCGGCCTCATCTATGGGCGGAGCGCCAAGTCGATCGCGCCACAGATGGGCGTGACGGCGCGGGAGGCGGAGGTTATGATGAGGGATTTCTTCTCGATGATGCCCGGCGTCAGGCGGTGGATATCCCGGCAGCACGCCCTCGTCATGCGCGAGAGGGAGGTCACGACCATCTTTGGTCGCAAGAGGAGATTCCCTCTGGTGATCGACAGGAGGCACGCCGCCGAGATCCAGCGTCAGGCGGTTAACTTCCCCGTCCAGTCCGCCGTCTCGGACATGACCCTGCTCGCCTATATGGCCGTCGTCGACGAGCTGGACGCGAGGAGAATCCCGGTCCTTCTATGGCCGCACGTGCACGACGGCTTCTACTTTCAGGTGCCGGAGGGCGCGGTCAGGGAGGCGAGGGACCTGACGGTGAACAAGATGCATCACGTCCCATTCGAGACGGAGGTCCCGTTCTCGGTCGAGATTCAGACGGGGCCGAGCTGGGGCGAGCTGGAGAAGGTGTACGATGGCTGAGACGGAGCACGTCGTGATCGAGGGCGATGTGATGGACGGGCTGGCGATGATCGGTGACGAGTCCATCGACTGCTGCATCACCTCGCCGCCCTACTACGGGCTCAGGAACTACGGCATCGGCGAGTGGGTCGGGGGCGACCCCGAGTGCGAGCACGACACGATTAAGTCGAGGAGAGGTAGGGGAGGGTCCGGGACCAACCCAAAGGAGGCGAGATTCCCGGACTCTCACCCTGCTCCGTCGTGCTCCAAGTGTGGCGCCGTCTTCGTGAGCAGTGAGGTCGGGTCCGAGACCACCCCCGAGGCCTACGTGGAGAGGCTCGTCGAGGCCTTCCGCGGGGTGCGGGGGGCGCTGCGCCCGTCGGGCACCCTGTGGCTCGTTATCGGAGACTGCTACAGCGGGAGCGGCAAGGGTCCGTCGGGGCGCACCGGCATACAGGGGCAGGAGGGACGTCAGGGATTCTCCTCGCGACTGACCCGCGTCGTGGGGCTGAAGAACAAGGACCTCATAGGCGTGCCTTGGATGACGGCGTTCGCGCTCAGGGACGACGGGTGGTGGCTGCGCTCGGAGAACATCTGGCACAAGCCGAACCACAAGCCCGAGTCCGTGCGCGACCGCCCGACTAGGGCTCACGAGCAGGTGTTCCAGCTCACGAAGAGCGCCCGGTGCTACTACGACCTCGACGCGACGAGAATCCCGCTCAAGACCAAGCCTCGAGTGAGGAACGCCGGGGGCGAGCCGAGGTGCATCAGAGGGGGATCTCAGTTCTCCGAGGGGAAGCGCGTCTGGGGAGACCCCAAGGGACGGCAGAGAGACACCGTGTGGACTGTCCACCTCGCGTCGAAGAGCTACGGCGGGCACGTCGCGCCGTTCCCCGAGGACCTCGTCGAGCCGCTTATCCTGTCGAGCTGCCCCCTCGACGGGTGGGTCCTCGACCCATTCGCCGGGTCGGGCACGGTGGCGGCCGTCGCCAAGAGGCTGGGGCGAAACTCGGTGTCGATCGAGCTCAGGCACGACTACGCGCAGGGGATTGTGGAGAGACTGTATGGCTAGGGCCGACCCGTATCCGTCGTTCCTGATCGAGAACCTCCTGAAGCAGGAGGCCGCGTCGGCGGGGAGGGTCTTCATATCGACGGGCGCTATCGCCCGCAGGCTGAGGATGACGAACAAGATGGTCGGGCAGAGGGTCGCGCGCCTCGCTAGTCGTGGCGTCGACGGGGTTCGCATCGTGCACTGGGTGGGCGCCCAGCGCTCGCCGAGGGGGTCCGTGTGGCTCGTAGAGGCAACGGCGTAGTCACCAAGTCGGAGGCGTCCGCCCGCGTCGAGAGGCCGTGCCCGCACCTCGTGCTGGCGCCCGACAGGTGCACGTCCATGAGGGACTGCCCGGGCGGGGTAGACTGCCCTCCACACGTCAGGGCGACGAGGAAGAAGACTAAGCAGACGAGGCTGACGTAGATGGTGTGGATAAGGATAAAGAGAAAGACCGCGACGAGGCTGCATCAGAGGAAGAAGGACTTCTCGCGCATGGCGTGCTGGTCGGACGACCAGCTCGTCGAGGACCTCCTCCAGATCGCCGACTCGGAGGGGCTATGAACGTCGAGCACTATAACGCCAGCCGGGGGCCGCTGTCGCCGCTCGTCGAGCACAACGGCGTCGCCTGCGGGTTCTGGCTCGTCGGGGCGGACTACAGGAACAGGTCGAGGCTCTACGGGACCTACCCGCCGGGGTATCTCAAGAGGATGCGCCTCCTGTTCCCCGACGAGTTCGGGCGCGGACAAGTCCTCCACCTGTTCTCGGGCTCGATCGAGTCGACCAAGCACGAGACGACGCTGGACATTCGGCCCGAGGCGGGGGCGGACCTCGCGATGGACGCGGCCGAGGTCGGCGATCTCATGGCGGCCTTCGACCTAGTCCTCGCGGACCCGCCCTACGAGGGTCAGCACGTCCGCTACGGGACCGCGCCGATCAACAGGAGGAAGATCGTCAGGGCGTGCTCGGGGGCGGTGGAGCCGGGCGGGTATCTCGTCTGGCTCGACACGGTCATCCCGATATGGTCCAAGTCGGACGGGTGGTCCCTCGCGGGCACGATCGGGCTGTCGCAGTCGACGAACCACCGGGTTCGGTGCGCGACCATTCTGAGGAGGGGGCCATGAGCAGAGCGCAGCGTCGGCGCGACGCGAAGAGGCTGCCGAAGGGAGGGTGCCCCACCTACGTGGCGCCCGACCCGGTGCGGCGGCTGACTATGAAGCTAAGGAGGAGCGGCTAATGGCGATTGACGCAGGAGAGAAGCAAGAGGGTCTCGGGAAATGCCCGACGTGCGGGGACTCGCTGGAGGCCGGGCATGGTGTTGTGCGATGCTCCCGATGGGGCTGCGACTTCATCGAGGGGCTTCGCGAGTTCGCCTCGGGAAAGCACCTCGCCCGAGTCAAAGAGGAAGCAGACGTCAGGGAAAACCTCGACGACATAATAACTGAAGAGAGAAAGCGAGAAAAGCAGCTTCGCGCAAAGAGGCGACCCGGTATACTGGGCCGTCTCGGGTTCCGAAGGTGAGAGGAATGGCATGGGGAAGATATGACGCCCTCACGGGCGCGAAGAGGTATGAGGTTTACATTGTCCTCCTGATGTTCATCGGGGGCATGGCGGGGGCCTTCTACCTTGGGGGGCGGGTCGCCACGGACGGCACCGCCATCGCGGTCAAGCAGATCTACGATCAGGGCTACGCCGTCGGGGAGGCCAAGGGGATTCAGCAGGCGAACGCCCAGTGTGACCAGAAGCTCAGGTCCCTGTTCGCCAACTGCAAGGAGTGGGAGACCCCGGGCCTGAACTACGGAGTCAATCTCACGGGTGGACCATGAGGAGAGAGGAGTTTGAGGCCGTCTACGGGCGGCTGGAGGGCGCCGAGAGGGCGCTGCTGGTGAGCAAGAGGGCCGAGTACGCGGGGGGCGAGGACGTCCTCCGAAACTTCAAGGTCACGGCGACGGCGCTGGGCCGGGGGGCGACGCCCGAGGGCGTGTGCCTCGTCCTCCTGATGAAGCACGTGCAGGCGGTGAGCGAGGCCGTCATGGGCGACAAGTCCGCCACTCTGGACTCGGCGAGGCCCGGCGGAGAGACCCTCGCCGAGAGGATCTCCGACGCGAGGAACTACCTCGTGCTGCTGGCGGCCCTCGTCGAGGAGCGGAACCGCCCGCCGGGGCTGACGCCGTGGGCGTCGGGAACGACGACGGTGGTGCCGTGCAGCGACTACGTACTGACGAACCCCCTCGCGCTGAAAAAGAAGGAGCCGGGGGCGCCCGATGGGCGGTAGGCGCAGGAGGAAGAAGACACTATGGCGCCCGAAGCCCAAGGTGCGGCGCTCGGCCGCCCCGCCGAAGAACCCGAACGTTCGCTTCGTCTGCCCATCTACCCCCGAGCACGTCTTCGACTTCAGGATAAGAGCGGAGGACGTCGGCAGGGCGGGGTTCCACTGCGTGCACGACGGATACAGGTGCGAGAAGGTGATTCTCCGTGAGGTTCGGCCTTTCGGTCGAAGAGCTCCTACAGGGTGAGGACCCCGTCAGGGCCGCGAGGAGGATGGGCCGCGTGGACGACTACGACGCGGAGTGCCTCGACGACCTCCTCCTCAGGGGGTCCGACCCCGAGGACGCGGCCAAGAGGTTTCTGGGGGACGGAGTTCCGATCAGGCGTCTGGAGGGACTAAAGACCCTCGCTCGCCAGAGGGAGCTGACGATCATGGCCCTGCTCGGACGGGCCGACTCGGACATCCTCGGAGCCCTCGCGAGGGGCGAGGCTGTCGAGGCCCACCCGAGGCGGTCGACGGCGATCGCCAGACTGATGGAGGCCGAGCACGGAGGGGAGTGCCGCCTGACGCACACCCTGAGATGGAGGAAGGATGTTCAAGACTGAGTGCGGCGGGTCGACAAGTCCGTCAGAGGGAGGCCCGGGGGCGCCGCGCCGCGCGCAGGGTCGCAAGGATGGCGAGTCGCAGGAAGGTATATAAGCGCACGAGTAGACCTGTCTTTCGGTGTTTATGCGAAGCACTGAGACGAACCAAGAGGGGCCGGGAGCCTGCGGCAGCTGCCTGCACGGCGCCGGCCCGTGCGGCCTGAGAGAGAAGAACATGACCGTCTGCGCGGCCCACATCCTCGCCGACGGGTCCAGCCTGAGGCGAGCGGCGGAGGCCAGTCTGGCCCGCGCCGTCGAGGGCGACCGCGAGCTCGCGGAGACTATCTCCTACGCCCGCGCCCTCCACCAGTCGATCCACGGGGACGCCGTCGGGAGGCTCTGAATGACTCAGACGCGAGACTACCTGAACAGGGTCCGCAGTCATGCGTCAGCCTTCAACCGCGCCGCCGAGAGGGCCAACAGGATCATGGCCCGACGCGGATACACGGAGGAAGACTCCCTCCTGTCCAGCATGCGATTCGATCACGCATACACCGAGCTAATGACCCGACTGGGCACCGTCGGGAGGTTCTGAGAATGGCAGACTACGAAGAAATAGTCGGCGCGGTCATAGAGATCGCGGCGCAGTATCGCACTCGGATGACCCTCCGTCAGATCTACTATCGACTGGTCGCGAGGAACCTCATCCCGAACAACCTGAACTCCTACAAGTCCCTCAGCCGCACCCTCGTGACCGCGAGGGAGAGGGGCGAGGTCGACGACAATATCATGGAGGACCGCGGGCGCGAGGTCTACGGCGGAGACTGGGGCTACCAGACGCCCGAGGACTTCATCAAGACGAAGCTCGAGAGCCTCCAGAGCATCGAGAGCGGCTACACGAGGGAGATGTGGGCCGACCAGCCCGAATACGTCGAGGTATGGGTCGAGAAGGACGCCCTCAGCCGCCTGTTCCGCGCGGCGACGGACGGCCTCCGCGTCACGACGTGCGTCGGGCGGGGGTACTCGTCCTACACCTACGTCAAGAGGGCCGTCGACAGGCTCGCGGCGGTGCCAGACGATAAGCCCACCATCATCATCTACGCGGGCGACTTTGACCCGTCGGGACTCGACATCACCCGAGACCTGACCCGTCGACTGAAGGAATACGGGGCTCCCCACGTCAAGGTCCACAGGATAGCCCTGACGAAGGGCCAGATCACCGACTACAAGCTGCCCCCCGCGCCGGTCAAGACTACAGACGCCCGGGCCAGCAAGTTCATCGCCCAGCACGGTCGCGACGTCGTCGAGCTCGACGCGCTGGAGCCGAACGTCCTCCAGAAGATAGTCCGCGACGCCGTCGAGGAGCACATCGACGCCGACGCGTGGGAGAAGGTGCGGCAGAAGATACAGGCCGACCGAGGGGTCATCCAGAGGAAGATGGAACCCATCCTGAGGGCGATCGCGGCGGCCACGGAGGAAGAGGAATGAGCAAGTACAAGTCGAGGGCGACGAGGGCGGCCGAGGCCGCTGGCGCTCTCTACGACGCGGCGTCGTCCCTGAGGGAGATAGACATCTACGAGAACCACGAGGGCAATCTCCTCAGGCCGATGGCCGACGTGGTGGCTCAGGCGAAGCAGGCCCTCGAGAGCGTCGGGTCCGACGAGATCGAGGCCCTTCAGGAGGAGATGGAGTCGTGGCGCGACAACATGTCGGGCACGAACCTCGAGACGACGAGCAAGTATGAGCGCGTCGACGAGGCGGCGAGCTCCCTCGAGGACATCGCCAGCACCGTCGGAGACCTCGACGCCGCGCCTGAGCCCGAGGAGGGCGAGAGCGTGGAGGACTACCACAGCAGGCTGCTCGAGATCGCCGACGAGCTGGAGAACGCCACCTCGGACCTCGAGGGCGTCGACTTCCCGGGGGCGTTCGGATGATCGAGATGACAGACTACACGATAGAGGCCGACGGCGCCGAGCTCCGCCGAGTGGTGAGGGAGACCATCGACTGCACGAGGGCTGAGCTCGAGAGGTATGAGGCGAGGATGAGCCCCCACGAGCACGACGAGGAGCCCGTGGCCCCCTCGGGGGCCGTCACCTGCGCCGAGTGCGGATACGCGCTGTTCGCCCTCGTGCCGAGGCGGGGCGGCATCGACCTCGTCTGCGGTGGCTGCGGGGGCGTGAAGGGCGACTCGAACGGGGTGCCCGACCACACCCTCGACTACCCGGGGGCGATCGTCTTGATGGAGATGCCCGAGCCGATCGGCGCCCACGCGTCGTGCGAGGAGGTCAGGATGGGCGACGTCGTCTTCTTCGGCGACAGCTGGGTGGGACAGGGCCATCCGCCCGGGGTCATCGCCGGGGGCCACAGGGGGGCCGAGGAGGCCCTCCACTACTCCGTCGAGATGCCCTTCGGGGCGGCGGAGATCTCCGTGAGGGACTCGTCCCTCGAGCTCATCAGGCCGCGGCGGGGCGGAGGCCCCGCCCTCTGGAGGGTGCGATAATGGACGGCGACTTCTGCCCGATATGCGGCGGGGAGGGCGACGGGCACGAGGGCGCGTGCCTCGGTCCGGACGTCGACACGAACGCCTACTTTAACTACTGCGCCTACTGTGGGAAGCCGAACGAAGAGTGCCACTGCGAGGAGGGCCAGTAGATGGTCGCCTGCCCGACGTGCGGCCAGCCACTGTCGATAAGGAGCGCCGACGTGCTCGAGGACAGAGTGGTCCTTCGGGCGCGGTGCCTCGGCTGCCGGAGGGTCTGGCTCGCCGACGTGCCCCAGTCGGCATTCTACAGCCCGGACGAGAACACCGAGGGTGGAGACGAGTCCGAGCCCTCGCGGGTGGCGCCTCGATGAACGCGGGAGCGCGCGAGGGGCGGACCACGGGAGATCCGATGACAAGAGAAGAGAACGCGAGACGGGCGATCGCCGCGCACGGGTTAGACCCCGAGGCCCTCGCCCGCCGACTGAACGACGGCGCGAATTTCGTCGCCGTCCTTCTGGCCCGCGAGGGGCTCGACCCATTCGCGGCGCTGGAGGCTGGACTGACCAAGGCATCGGCGGCTCTCGACGCCGTTAGACTCGAGAGGGACGCGAGGGAGATCGCCCTCGCAGGACAGATAGCATGAAGAACAGACTTATCAGCGTCGCCCTCGTCGTGGTGGTCGTCGCCCTCGCGGCAGTGAGCTGCGGGTGCCTCGGTCGCTTCTTCGGGGGAGACTGTGACGCGACCATTAGCGTCGCCGTGACGGGCGACCCGGCGTTTCACAACCCGATCGCCGACACGCACGTCTTCTCCTATAGCGTCACGAAGGTGAGGATCGACACCGTCGACAATCCGGTCGTCGTGTGCGACCACTACAAGACGGTCACGACTGGATATACGTGCTCGAGGGACGCCACGGCGACATGCCCGAGCGGATACGCCCTGAGCCGCGGCGTGTGCAAGAAGAGCCACAAGCCAGACGTGGCCCCGACCTACACGTGCCCGAGCGGGTACACCCTGCTTGGCACCGACTGCGTGAAGACCATCGACGACGACCACTCCTGCCCGAGGGGCGACGACTCGACCCCGATCACGGAGCAGCAGTGCGACAAGTCCCACGTCGAGCACCACTACACTCAGGCGGAGACTGTGACCGACCGATCGGTCGTGACCTCCGCGCAGGGCTCGCCCACGGAGATCGAGATCGGCTACGTGACCAGCGGCTCATACTGGCGCCTGAGGTGGCACGGCAGGGACTTCGTCTGGCACGAGGAGCACTGGAACGCCCCGTCGGACGAGAACAGCTACGTCACGGTCGTCGACCACGCCCTCGACCCCGCGTACACCGCGCAGACTCCGGGCGGATTCAGGCTGACCTCTGACCAGTGCGGCCAGACGATCGCCTTCCGCTACTACAGGGTCGGCCCCCAGCCGGGGACTTGTCCCAGCACGCCCTGCGTCGGCGACCGGATATGCGTCGACGGGCAGTGCGTCGAGCCGACGCCCACCCCGACGCCCACCCCCGTGGTGTGCGGCGAGGGCTACACTAACGTCGACAACGTCTGCGTGCCGAACGGGGTGCCGATCGGCGGCGGCGGGGCCACCGGCGACGGGCTCGGGGACGGGACTCTGAGCTCCGGCTACGTCCAGTGGATGTTCCACGTCGTCACGAACGGCACGTACCACGGATACTCGTGGTTCACCAGCAACGCCACGGAGGCGTTCATTACCATCATCAGGCCGGACGGCGCGCGCGTCGGACCCGTCCACGCGCACCCCCTCACGACCGTGGCGAACGGCCGCGGCGGGGTGGACGCCAGCGGCGGGGCGATGATGCTCATCGACGAGGCGTCGAGCCCGCACGACGTGGAGAACACCCAGTGGGTCGTCATCCTGTCGGGGACGGACGCGGAGAACCCCGTCACGGCCCGCGTCCTCTCGGCGGACAAGATGTTCGTCAACGACGCGGCGAGCCCCGACCAGTACAGCGCGGCCGGGCCGCGGTTCACCACGTGCTGCCACGCCATCTATGACGTCTGGGATCTCAGGCACGCGACGATAGACGAGATTCGCGCCTACTACGCGTCGAACCCCGGCGTCGTGGCGATATCTCTGAGGCTGACGGACGGCGACGTGGTTGAGGCGACGGGCACATACTGCGCCCCGTCGGGGAACTGCATCCTCATTCGGTGAGACCATGATCGTCTACGTCGGCGACTACTGGATCGACGGCGCTCTGGCCCTGACGGTCGGGTGCCTCGCCGTCCTCCTCGCGTCCCTCTGGTGGGCGTCGAGGCGGCTGCGCGCGAACAGGTCCGCCGTGGCGAAGACGCTCGGCAAGGCGTCGGCCTCGCCCTCGAGGTCCGGCCTCCGAGGGGGGCGCTGATGGCGATCGGGCTGCTCAGGCGACTGGTCGAGTTCCAGCGGTGCTTCGCGGCAGAGAGGGGGCTCGACCCGCAAGATGAGTGGCCCGACGGCGTCTGCGCCGAGTTCGCCGTCAGATGGGAGGAAGAGTCTCGTCTGGCGGTGGCCTCGGCCCTCGTCGAGATCGTGGACTGCGTGGGGGCGATGAACTAATGGCGCGAGACGGGCCGCTGTGGCCGACGCCCGCGGCCTACGCCGACCTAGAGTGGGCGGAGCCCCCGCAGGTGTTCATAGCCGGGCGGCCGCTCAGCGGCGGCACGACGGTGGGGAGGGACTTCAGGCGATGACGCGAGACTGCGGCATGGGCGCGCTTCTGTGCCCCTCCTATACCCTTATAGAGAGGGAGATAGAGAGACGCGGGAGAGCGGCCGACCCGCCCGTCGAGTCGGCGCTCGCGAGGCTGGTCAGGAGGCTGATCTAGTGGCAGAGAAGAGTATCAACAGGGCGGAGGAGCTCACTGAGCTCATGTCGGAGTCGTCCAGGACGGGCGTCTCCGTCGAGAGGCTGCGGGAGATCCGTGCCGATGTGGCGGCGAGGGGCGAGACAAGTCCCGAGCCCGTGCCGGCCGAGCGGCTGGAGAGGGTCCTCGAGAACAGCTTCACGCCACGGACGACGTTCCTCTCGCCGAGGCCGGTGCTGAGCCTGCTCGACACCTCCGTGCCGCTGGCGGGGCAGAAGTCCCTCGGCGGCGAGCAGGCGAGCAGGCCACTGACCGAGAAGCAGGTCGCGCAGAGGGCCGTGATGGCCGAGAGGCAGTCGGTCAAGGCCGAGAGGGCGCAGAAGATCGTCGCGGCGGGGCTCGTGAGCGCCGTCACGAAGCACTCGTGGCTGGTGCAGAGCGCCCCCGGGTCGGAGGCGCACAGCGTCACCAACCCCGACGGCGTCGCCCTGACCTGCGACTGCTACGACTTCACGAGATACGGGGGCGGGGTGCCGTGCAAGCACGTCCTCGCCGTCGGGCTCGCGGTGGACAAGTCGCAAGGAGAGAAGAAGAGTATAAGTCCCGATGGCTCCCAAAGGGAAACTACCCGAGCCCGATCGGGTGGACAGACTATGGCAGCGAAGAAGACAGGCAAGGGGCGCGCGCCCGCGGTGGCGCCCGCCGAGGCATCGAAGAAGGGAGACTACCAACACCCCGCGTGCGTGCGGTGCGGAGAGATCAACACCCGCAAGTCGGGGTCCTACACGACCACCGACGGCACGAAGAGCCAGATCTGGCACTGCAACGCCTGTGGGTTCACGTGGCGCGAGGGCTCCGAGCGCAAGGGGAAGGGCACCAAGAAGGCCCCGAGTGCCCCCGCTCGGGGCGAGCGGCCCGTCGTCCAGAAGAAGGGCGTCGTGATCGGGGCGGCGGCGCCCGCCAGGGGGCCGATCGTCGTGGCGCCCCCGGGCACGCCCAGAGCGGGCGCCGGCGTCATCCGTGGCAAGATCGGCGGGGCGTCCGCCGTCGTCAAGAAGAAGTGACGGCGAGACACAACAAATCCCCCCCCTCTTTTTACTAGTAAAGGCTCATAGCGACCCCCCGATCTCCAAGCCCTTGTGGCCTCAGACGATTTGGGACACTCTATCAGACGTTAAGTCTGGATCAGACGAGAAAAGTAGAGGAAAGCCATTGTGACGCTCGACTTGCGATTGACAGTGTCAATCGCAAGGAGCGCGTCACAATGGCTTTCCTCTACTTTTGACGACTGGAGCAGACGTTACGTCTCCCCTCCAGTCAATCGGCAGACTGACGTCACAATGGCTTGGAGTCCGCCCCCCCGCTGTGGAGGGGGTGGGGTGCCCCACGCCTGACCCATTCGTGTCAATGGTTTCCAGACTGCAACCCATTGTGGCGGGGGGTCGCCAGACGTCCAGACTGAGGGCGGGGCTCTCTCCGTTACGGCTGGCAGCATCGGCCAGACGTGCTGGTCGCTCTCTACTGCAAGGGATTGCGCTCGTCTGCGAACCATTGACAAATCGCCGGAGGAGAGAGGCCGCGTCAATGGTTTACCCAGACTGATCGCTGGGTATATGAGGGCGGCGAGCCTCTCCTCTCCCATGGTGAGGCGAGAGGACGGCCAGAAGAGGGGCCGTGGCCACCCGAGCCCATACGACCCCGACCTGCACCCGGCGTGGGCGGAGGGCATGAGGCGGTCGGGCTATACCAACGAGGAAGTGGCCGAGGCGATGGGGATCTCAGTCGAGACCCTCTACGAGTGGGCGAAGAAAGAGCACGAATTCTCCAATGCCATCAAGGAGGGCGCAGTCGAGAGTTGCGGGCGCTTGGCCCGGGTCCTCTACAAGAGGGCGCTCGGCGGGCAGGAGGTAGTCGACACGACTGAGACCGCAGACGGGGGCTTCCGCTCGACCACGAGGGTCCTACCGCCCGACACGACTGCGCTTCGCTTCTTCCTCATGAACAGGGATCGCCCGAGGTGGACGGAGAGACGCGAGCACTCGGGAGACGGGGCCAACCCGATCGGCGTTGTCGTTCTCCCCGCGAAGAGCGAGGCCCCGACGTGACGCCCCACAGGATGTTCCGTCCTCTGGAGGAGATACCGCCAGAGGCGAGGGAAGACCCAGACTACGCGCTGAGGCGGCTGGAGCGGTCGGCGGGCGGGCTCGCGATCACCTGCTCGAAGTGCCACCACTGTAGGTGAGGTCGTCCGTGAGGGCAGACTCAGACGTGACCCAGCCCGTCTGGTACCGCAGCGTCGAGGAGGCGCCACCCCTCGGTCAGGGTCCGAAGAGGCCGCCCGGGTCTCTGCCGACTCGCTTCGTGTCTCGCCGCGTCGTCCCGCCCCTCAACCAGACGGGCGTCAGGGTGAGCCTCGCAGACGCGATCGCTCTCGCCCTCGAGCCGCGCCACCCCTACGGCATCCCGCCCAAGGTTGGCGACTGGTTCGCCGCGATGGACCGCAGGCTGACCACTCTGGCGCGGGTCCGAGGCCGACCGCCTCTGAGCCGTCTGGAGATGGCGTGAGCAGAGTGGCGGCCGCCGCCTCGTGGGTCGTCCTCTACTGCGTCCTGTTGCCCGCGGCGCTGGTGTGCTGGGCGACCCGAGGCATCGCCCGACTAGTCTCCAGACGCGCGGGCTAGTCTCCGTCCCTGTCCCCCGCGACAAGTCCCACAGGGAGGCGTCCTCCGATCGCGCTATATACCCCCGCGACGCAATCCTTCCATGCCCTCTGGAGCTCGTGTGGAGTCAGTCGACGGCCCGCGCATCGAGCCTCAGGCGGGGCCTCAGACCGCTTTTCTCTCCTCATCCGCCGACATCACGATCTACGGGGGGGCAGCGGGCGGGGGCAAGACGTTCGGGCTCGAGATGGAGCCCCTCTACTGGATCGATACCCCGGGCTTCGGCGCCGTTATCTTCAGGCGGACCTACCCCGAGATCACGTCGGAGGGCTCCCTCTGGGATTCGTCGTTCCAGATATACCCCCTCGTCGGGGGCAGGCCCAAGGAGAGCGACCTGTCTTGGTCGTTCCCTCCCCACGGGGACACTGTCTCCTTCGCGCACGCCGAGCACGAGAAGGACGTATATAAGTATCAGGGCTCGCAGATCTGCCTGCTCTGCTTCGACCAGCTCGAGTCGTTCACCGAGTTTCAGTTCTTCTACCTCCTGAGCCGCAACAGGTCCGTCTGCGGGGTGCGCCCCTACGTTAGGGCGACGTGCAACCCCGACCCCGACTCGTGGGTCAGGGGATTCATCTCGTGGTGGCTCGACAAGGAGGGGCGCTACCCCGACCAGAGCAAGTCGGGCGTCGTGCGCTGGTTCGTTCGAGACTCGGACGAGTTCGTCTGGGGCGACACGAGGGCGGAGCTGCTGAGCGTCTACCCGGGCTGCGACCCCAAGTCCGTCTCCTTCATCCCCGCGAGCCTCGCCGACAATCCCGCCCTCGAGGCGGTCGACCCGGGATACAGGGGCCGACTGGAGGCGATGTCGACGGTCGACAGGGCGCGCCTGCTCTACGGCGACTGGTCGATGAGAGTGGCCGCGGGGAACATGTTCAGGCGCGAGTGGTTCCAGATCGCGGACGGCGTGCCCTCCGGCCTGCGCACCTGCCGCTGCTGGGACCTCGCCGCGACCGAGCCCTCGGCGGCCAACAGAGACCCAGACTACACGGCGGGCGTCCTCTACGGCTGGGCGGACGGTATCTTCTACGTGCTCGACGTGATCAGGGCGAGGGTCAACCCGGGCAACGTCGAGGGCATCATCAGGCACACCGCGTCGGTCGACGGCTACGGCACGGAGATCGGCTTCGAGCAGGAGGGCGGGTCCGCGGGGAAGAGCGTGATCGAGCACTACGCCCGAGACGTGCTCCCCGGCTACTGTGTCTTCTCGGAGAAGCCCACGGGCGACAAGGCGACGAGGGCGATGCTGCCCTCCGCCGCGGCGTCCCACGGGCTCATCCGCATAGTCGCGGGCGCGTGGAACCTCGCGTTCCTCTCCGAGCTGGAGGCGTTCCCGACGGTGGGCGTGCACGACGATCAGGTCGACGCCCTCAGCCTCGCGCACGAGAGGCTGTCGAGGGGGTACGGCGTGCAGCCCGCCTCCCCGACTCTCGAGGGCGCGAGGGCGCCCTCTATACAGCAGAGGGGCATACCGAGCATAAGAACAGACTATGACCCCCGACAGGGGTTCGTTCCGAGGATGAGATGAGAAAGGATGAGAGGGACGTCGGCGTGTCGAGGCTGACGTCGAGGGTGAGCGCGAGGGCGATGGTCCCCGCGACGCACGTGCCGGGGTTCACGACGGCGCTGCCACAGAACATGAGCGACACGGACGCCAGCCCACTGGCCCCGACGAGCAAGACGGGCCTCGAGGGCGTCTACTACGTCCCGTCGTTTCTGCCGCAGTATAGCTTCGTCTCGTGGCTCCAGCTGAACGAGGAGGTCACGGCGCACAAGATCTACAACCTCCTGAACCACTGGGCGATGAAGGGCGTCCTCGTCAAGCAGATGAACATGGTCTTCTCCGAGACGCCCGACCTCCGCATCAGGCTGAAGATCGTGAGCGAGGAGGGGGAGGTCGACCAGACGGCGTCCAAGATCCAGCGCAGGCTGCACCGTATGATGTTCGTCGACCCGAGGGTGGACCTCGTCAGGAAGATGCGCTTCTCCTTCGCCGACGTCTTCGGCTACGGCATGGGCATCTTCTCGTGGGAGTGGAAGAGGGAGGGGAACGAGCTCGCCCTGAAGGCCCTCGTCAGGCTGCCCGCCCACTCCTTCGACTACCCACCGATCGGCCAGCCCCTCGTGTTCTCCCCCGTGCTACAGGGCGTGACCCTCGCGCGCGATCCCACGACGGGCCTGAACACGGGCCAGATGGAGTTCTGGCAGCGTCAGTCGGTCTTCAACTTCTACCCGCAGATGCTCGACTCGGAGTCCCTCTTCTGGCTCCGCGACCCGATCGGCCACGAGCTCGCGGGCGAGCCCATCTGCAAGCCCATCATCCCCCTCTGCGAGATGATGACCTACTCGATCAACTCGCACATGCAGTATGTCAACCGCAAGGGGGCGCCGTGGTTCTTCATCAAGGTCGAGAACCCGCAGGGGCCGTCCGCCGTCAACGGCTACGTGAGCGACATCGACTACGCGAACACCATCCTCCAGTACGCGAGCAAGGACAACCGCTACGTCCTCCGCCCCAACATGACCGTCGAGACCGTGAACTTCGGCGACACGTCGAGCTCCGAGAGCGTCGGGCTCCAGACGGTGCAGGCGCTCAATCAGGTCATCGTCGACTACTTCAGCCCGAAGGAGAGCGTCCAGCCGAACCAGTCGACCCTCGGCTCCTCCGTGGGCGCGACGGGGCTCTACCACACATACGTCGAGGCGATGCGCGGGTGGCTCAGCCGAGAGTGGAGCCGCGTCCCCCAGTACTACCTCGACGCGAACGGCTACGAGGGCTACTACGCGATCATCGAGTTCCCGACCGCCGAGGTCGACAAGTCTGATCTCCGCATCAAGCAGGCGGCGACGGCCCTCCTGTCCGGCGTGGCGCCCCCGCTCCAGCTCCTCGAGAAGCTCGACTTCGAGATCGACATCCCCGAGGACCTCTACGGGGAGGGCGACGACGCCGTCGAGGCCTACCTCCTGAAGAACGCCGAGTTCTGGAACAAGGTCAAGACGACGGGCATGCCCGTCCCCCCGCAGGGGCAGTTCGGCCCCGACGGCAAGCCCCTGTTCGAGAAGAGGGACGGGGAACCGCCCCAGCTCGGGGGAGCCCAGAACCCCGCCGCGAAGCCCGACGGCGAGCTCGAGGCCGAGAGGGAGAACGCCCTCAGGACGATGGCGCTCGGGTCCGTCGAGGAGCGCGTGATCGCCGAGACGCGGGCCGACATCGCCCGACTCAGGGACAGGCTCTACTCGGACGTGTCGGAGGCGCTCACGAAGAAATGACTATCCACGTCGTCGCCCACGCCCCCGGGGGAGGCCCCGGGCGCATCGCCGACCTCGTGGGCGGCCTCCACATCGTCCGCGCCGACGAGGGCGAGCTCCCGATCGACGTCCGACAGGGCGACGCCGTGATCCTGATGGGAGGCACGGAGCCCGTCGAGACGCGCCCGTGGGCGATCGACGAGAGGGGGCTCATCACCGACTGCGTGGCCCTCGGGGTGCCGCTCCTCGGCATCTGCCTCGGGGGCGAGGCGATCTCGCTGGCCCTCGGGGGGCGCACCGTCCGAGATCGAGTGTATGGGTGGGACTCCGTGAGAGACCCGTCGGGCCGAGTGTTCTCCGTGTTTCAGTGGCACGACTGGTCGTTCACGATGCCGCCCGGGGCCACGGCGGTCTGGAGGGACCGGCGCGGGCGCGTGGTCGGCTGGGTCCGCGACAGGGCGATGGCGGTCCAGTTCCACCCCGAGATGAAGGCGGGCATGCTCGCCGACTGGACTGGGGGCGACCCCGCCGTGATGGGGGTCGTCGACGAGAGGCTCCCGTCCTCGCACGCCCTGTGCGCGAGCATCGTCTCCGACCTCCTCTCCGTCCTCGGGGACCACGCGCACGCGGGCCGACTCGTCCCCCCGAAGACCGTGCGGGCGATCGGCATGGCCTTCGAGGAGTACCAGATCGGGCTGGCCCGCACCCTCGCCAAGGCGGGCATCGACGCCTACCTCGCGGGCGACAGGAGGGGCGCGGTGCGCCTCGGCTCAGACTATGAGGAGCTGAACTACTCTCGGGCCGTCGCCTTCGCCCAGAGGTATCGCGACGACATGGAGAACCGCGGCGGCACGACGATTCAGGGGGAGTTCACCCCGTGGCTCCGAGACGGAACGACCGCGGCCCGAGGGGCCGTGGTGGACGCCATCGAGGCGGGCATCCGCGAGGGCAGGGGCTCCCGCGAGATCGCCAGAGACCTTCGGGGCGTCATCGACACGGAGGCGCACGACCCCGAGCTGACCGCCAAGACGGAGATGTCCCGCCTCGTCCACATCGGAGAGAAGGAGAGATACGCGGACGAGGGCGTCGAGCTGATGGAGTACCTCCTCGGGGACAGGGCCTGCGGGGACTGCGCCGCCCTCGCCGAGGCCGACGTCGGCTACGGCCCCGGGATCTACCCGATCGACGACTTCCCCGAGATCCCCGTCCACCCGAAGTGCGAGTGCGACGGGAAGCCAGTCGTCAGGGCGGCGCAGGAGAGCGTGTTCCAGCCGGGCCACCCCGCGTTCAACCCCGACATGTCCCGAGACGAGAGGGGCAAGTTCTCCTCAGGAGGGAGCGCGCTCGCCGGTGGCATCGCCAGAGCGATCGGTGAGGACTCCCGCAGGCTGTATCACGGGTTCGGCTCTCAGACGACCGCCGCGACCGAGTTCTTCGTGGAGCCGCAGTCTGGGAAGATCTACTCGCGGAAGGACCTCGAGAGCGTCCCGCCCGAGGAGAGGCCGCGCCTCGTCTCCGTCCACAGCCACTCGGGCGAGGTCGGGGACGACCCCGACTCAGCGGCGGCGTTCTCCGAGGGCGATATCTACGGCCTCAAGCAGTCGGTCGAGCGCGGCTACTACGAGAAGATGGCGGTGATCACGAGGAGCGGGGCGATGGCGACCATGGAGGTCGTCGACAAGCCCAAGTTCCTCGCCGCGACAAAGAAGGAGATATACGCCCTCGCGGAGAAGGGCCACGGGGAGGGAGGCTACGACAACGCGAAGATCCTCGCCGCCACGAAGGAGTGGGCGCCCACCCGCGGGCTCGAGTACAAGACGGGGCTGAGGTGGAAGAGTGAGAAGACCCACGTCTTCGAGGCCGGTCACGAGGCCTACAATCCCGACATGTCCCGCGACGAGAGCGGCAAGTGGTCCTCGGGAGGAGGCCCCTCAGTGGGCGTCACGCGCTCGGGCAAGGCGTGGGTCACCGCCGACGGAGCCCCGGCCCCCGCCCACATCCAGTCGCTGGGCATCCCGCCCGCGTGGACGGACGTCGTGGTCAACCCCGACCCCGAGGGGGATCTCCTCGTGAAGGGGCACGACAAGAAGGGGCGGACCCAGTACATCTACTCCGAGCGCTACGACTCGGAGCAGCAGGCGGCGAAGTTCGCGAGGATCTCCGAGCTCGACGAGAAGATGGACGGCGTCCGCGGCCAGATCCGGGCCGACCGTCAGGACCCCGAGCTCCGCGAGAGGGCCGACCTCATGGCCCTCGTCGTGGAGACCGGGATTCGGCCGGGTAGTGAGAAGGACACGAGGGGCGAGGTCAGGGCCTACGGGGCGACGACCCTCGAGGGCAGGCACGTCGTCGAGACCGAGACGGGCGTCCGCCTCCAGTTCGTCGGCAAGAAGGGCGTCGCCGCCGACGTCCCCGTGGGCGACAAGTCCGTCGCCGATATGCTCGTCGAGAGGGCGGGCGCCGTCGGACCCGACGGGCAGCTCTTCCCCACCGTCGGGCCGAGTGAGCTCTCCGAATACGCCCACGGCCTCGACGGCGGGGGCTTCAAGACGAAGGACTTCCGCACCTACCTCGGCACGTCGACCGCCAAGTCGATCATCGCCCGCACGGAGGCGCCCACGAGCAAGACGGCCTACAAGAGGTCGGTGAGGGCCGTCGCCAAGGAGGTTGCGGCCAGACTGGGCAATACCCCGACCGTGGCGCTCCAGAGGTACATCGCCCCCGAGGTGTTCACGGGGTGGAGGGACACGGCTCATGCTTGACTACGACGTGCACCACGGGCGCGTGCGGGGCGCGGTAGACTGGAGAAAGATCCCTGACCCCGACTCCGAGGACGACGACGAGATATCGGCCACCCCTGCGGGACTTGTCGCGGTTCTGGGCCTCGACCCCGCCGAGGGCGACAGGCGGCACGTCTTCCAGCCCGGGCACGAGGCGTACAACCCCGACATGGTCAGAGACGAGAGAGGGCGGTTCACCGCTGGCGGGGGCGGAGCGGGGCGGAGCGCCCCACCCGTGCCCGCCGGTGCTCTGTTCCGCCCGCTCAGCGAGGACGCCGACGAGATGGCCGTGTCGCAGGAGGAGGACTTCAATATTAACATGACTGAGCTCTCACCCGAGCACGCCGAGGCGGTCAGTCAGTATCTCTACGACGGGTTTAGGATGAACCGCATCCTCCGTGGGAGACGGAAGGGTGAGGAGATCCCTCCATCCGCTCCCGGGAAGATGTCGACGAGCGACGCGATCGCCACCCTGACCGAGGCGATAGACAAGTCCCCGCCCATCCCCGAGGGCGCCCAGCTCTTCCGAGGCGTGGGTGGGGCGAAGGGCGGGGAGCTCCTCGATAGGATGCGCGTCGGGGACGTGTGCGACGACAAGGCCTTCCAGTCGTGGACCACGTCCCCGGCGGTGGCCGCGACGTTCGCCCAGACGTTCGGCAAGGCCACGCCCACAGAGGTGCAGGTCCCGGTTCTTCGCCTCGTCGGCGACGGGCGGACGAGGGGTCTATTCAAGGACGAGGAGGAGCACGAGATGATTCTGGCCCCCGGGACGAGGATGCGATGCGTCGCCATAGAGGACAAGGAGTTCGCGTGGTCGGAGCAGAGGGGACGCACCCTCATCCGAGTCTTCACGATGGAGGTCCACAAATGACCGGGGATCTCAGGCGATTCGAGGCCGAGATCGAGATTGTCGGTCACGAGGAGAGCGAGGCCGAGGCCAAGAAAAAGGCCGACGAGGCCCGCGAGAGGAGGGCTCGCCGATGAGCGTCCCGCCGATGCCGGACGGTCCCGACGCCTCCTGCGCCACGGCGCAGCAGTGGGCGGACATCGACCCGATCCTCGACATGGGGGAGATCGGGCTGGAGACCGACACGAGGAGGGCCAAGATGGGCGAGGGCAAGAGGTGGAGCGACACGCCATATATGCGCGGGCTCGGCCCCACCGCCTCCACGCCCGGCCCCGTCGGGCCTCAGGGCGAGCCCGGGCCGCAGGGGATGATGGGCCGGGACGGCACCCTCGGGGCAGACGGGCCTCAGGGTCCTCAGGGCGGTAAGGGTGACGTCGGCCCTCAGGGCTCTCAGGGTCCTACGGGTCCTCGGGGGCCAGAGGGCGCCCGCGGTCCCGAGGGCGACAGGGGGGATCAGGGTCCTCAGGGTCTGAGGGGGTTCGACGGCCAGAAGGGCGACCCCGGAGCAGTCGGCCCCAGCGGGGGCACGGGCTCCGTCGGCCCTCAGGGCCAGACCGGCCCTCAGGGGATGATCGGAGACCGCGGCGCCGACGGGGCCGACGGGGCCGACTCGACGGCGCCCGGCCCCAAGGGAGACAAGGGAGACCCCGGGAATCAGGGCTACGTTGGTCCTCAGGGTCCGACCGGCTCACAGGGGCCACAGAGTCAGACTGGCTCTCAGGGCCAGACGGGCCAGACGGGCCAGACGGGTCAGCAGGGTCCGGCCGGGCAGGCGGGCTCGAAGGGAGACAAGGGAGATCAGGGCTCCGTCGGGGCTCAGGGTCAGACGGGGCAGACGGGCTCGCAGGGTCCGCCCGGGTCCACGGGGGCGCAGGGAGACAAGGGAGATCAGGGAGACGCCGGCCCGCAGGGCTACGTCGGCCCCAAGGGCGACGAGGGCGATCAGGGAGACGTCGGGCCGCAGGGTCAGACCGGGCCGAAGGGAGACAAGGGGGACAAGGGCGACGCCGGCGGGTACTCCCCGCACACCCACCCCGAGTCCGACGTCACCAGCCTCGTCACGGACCTCGCGGGCAAGGCCTCGTCCTCCCACGGCCACTCGGAGTCGGACGTCACGGGACTAGTCTCCGACCTCTCGGGCAAGGCCCCGACGTCTCACTCTCACTCGGAGTCGGACGTCACCGGGCTGGCCTCGGACCTCGCGGGGAAGGCCCCGACCTCTCACTCTCACTCAGAGTCCGACGTCACGGGACTAACCTCTGATCTCGCCGCGAAGGACACGCCCTCGGCGAGGGACACGGCGATCTCGTCCCACGCCGGGGCCTCGTCGAGCGTCCACGGGTTCGACGGCTCGGGGAACGCGCCCGCTCAGGCGCACGGCTCGTCCAAGCACTCTGGGACCATCAACGCGACGGAGTCGCAGCTCGCGCTGAACAACCCGACGCACTCGAGCACCAACGACCCGTCGGCGGGGGAGAAGGCCGCGCTCGCCGGGACGTCGGGCACGCCCGGGTCGGGGAACAAGTTCGTCACCGACGGCGACTCACGGAACACGAACGCACGGACTCCGACGACTCACTCCCACGCCGAGTCCGACGTGACGAACCTCACGACTGACCTCGCGGGCAAGGCCGCCTCGACCCACGCGGCCCAGCACAAGAGTGGCGGGGGCGACCCGATCAAGCTGGACGAGCTGGCGGCGCCGACGGACGTCACGACCCTGAACGCCTCGACCACGGCCCACGGCCTCTCGCCGAGGGCCACCGCCCCGGCGTCCGGCCTCCTGAGCGTCCTCGGGATCGGCAACGCCGAGACCGCCCGCACGGACAAGCCCATCTTCGACAACACGAACCCGGCCGCCCTCGGCACGGCGGCGCCCGGCACGCAGCTCGTCGCCGCGAGGAGGGACCACGTCCACGCCTCTCAGGCCGGGCGGCTCCTCGGGGTGACCGTTCTCACCTCCGCCTCCGGGACCTTCACCACTCAGGCCGCGACCACGCAGATCTATATTCAGGTGATGGCCGCCGGCGGGGGAGGGGGAGGGGTCTCGGGGTCGTCCTCGAACGCCGCGGCGGGAGGGGGCGGGGGCTCGGGCGGCTACGCCGAGAAGCTCTTCGCGGTGGCGGGGTCGACCGGGTACTCCTACACCTGTGGGGCCGGGGGGACCGCCGGGGCCAACACCGGGGGCACGGGGGGCACGGGGGGCACCTCGACCTTCGTCGTCGGCGGGACCACCGTGACCGCGAACGGGGGCCTCGGCGGGGTCGGGCAGACCTACGGGACCTCGGTCGCGTTCGTCGCCGGGGGCGCCGGCGGGGGCGTCTCCACGAACGGAGACCTGAACGGGAGCGGCACCGGGGGCGCGTGGGCGTACCGGGCCTCCGGCACGGTGGCCGTGAGTGGGAACGGCGCGGGCTCGTCCCTCGGGGGCGGGGGGGTCGGGAGGACCGCTCAGGGCAATGGGAACGGCGCCGCGGGCAGGGGGGCGGGGGGCGGCGGGGCCATGTCGTCCGGCACCGCCTACACGGGTGGAGTCGGGAGCGCCGGCTGCATCATCG